ATACGAGTCAATCTTCCGGCGGACTTCATCGTAGTTGAGCTGTATGGGCACGGGGATTTTATGCACGCGCTGAGGATAGGCACGAGTCAGACGGGCGATGGCGAGGCCGTCTTCTTTGGCCCGCAGGCGCTTCCATATGCCTGTGGCACATGCCAGTATGGGTTCGGCATAGGGCAGGCCCGACTGCTTGCCAAAAGCAAAGTGAACAATCTGATACGGCCAGAAAGCTGCCAAAAGTTGACCGGTATCACTATATTGCTCGTAAGCCGCTTCGCCGGTGAGGTTATACTGCATAACCTGCTTGGGGTCGCCTTTCTTCAGGTTGCCGTATTCATCCACATTGACCTGAATCTGGTAGCTATAGGGGAACTGCTTGAGCCGGACGATTTCATTGTCCTCATTCAAGATAATCTCACAGAATGTATTGCCATGCAGCACCATGTCACGGACTATTTGAAAGCTCTGCCACTGGAGCTGGGTATTCTGGAGCAGGGGCATTAGCACTTCAAGCTCTTCGTCGGGGCCACGAAGGTCAAACCCCATCACATCGCCTTCGGGGAACATTGTAGCAAACCGTGCTATTATATCGAGGGCACGGGCCACTATCGGTTCTTCGCTGTCCATGTCGGTGAGGTCTTTCCAGATGGCTTGGCGGCTGTAGAAACGAACCCACGGCAATTCGGTCTGCTGATACTTGATGCCGACCTCAACACTCCGAGGTTTTTCTTTCTCCTTTTTCTTGAATAGCTGAGCAATGCGGCGAAGGATTTCCATCAGAGTCTTCGCCTCCGTTTGGCCGCCACTATCGGCACTTCACCAAATGTCATTGACGTGGTGGCCGCTGTATCTGCAAGCCACATCGCCATAATAATATCAGAAGTTTGTCCATAAGGAAACTCCCGCATTTCCTTTAGCCACTGGCATACTACGCAAGTCGGGTCGTCGGCATGATGCAAACACTGTTTGCGTGGGATAATCCACATGCGATTTGCCATTTCAGCGTGAAGGCGAGGCAGGCCTTCATCAGGCGACCATTTCTGGCTGCCGGTGAATTGGCCCTTGACCGTAATCGGTTCGTTTTGTGCTATTACACGTATCAAATCCACAAGGGCAGCCTGGTAACTGTTATTCTCCACAAGCACAAGCTGGGGTTTATACCGACGCCACAGAGCAACTATCCGACGGGCAAGTTCTTCCGGCCCCATCTTGTCGCGGATGATTTCAACAGGCACCCTTACACCCTGTGGCGAAACAGCAATGACAAATATCACGCTATATGAGCCTTCCTTGCCAAGCGAAGCAGCAGGGTCCACGCCGATGTAAACCGGCCAGCCTTCTTCCCAACCTTCACCAAGCGCAATGTCGGTGCGTATGCATTTTTCGATGTTCTCTTCGCTGAAGTAATCGGTTTTCCGCAGCATACCCTGCAGCATGAACTGCTGGGCGAAGGCCACGGGGCTTTCCTTGCGTTTCTGTTCAAGCTTTTCAAGCGACCAGCGTTCCGGCCAGAGAGGCCGGGGATTGCCATCTTCGTCGTAGATGATGGCGGGTTTCTCCCATTTATACCAGCGCTCATTCTGGGCGTATTCCACATAAATGTCTGGCGGGTCCCAAGACCAGTAAGTGCCTATCATAATGGCCCGTCCATTCTCATAAAGCGTATTCATCCAGTCGTTTTCAACAATATACTGAATCTTGGGTATCATGCGGGGTTGTGTGGCAAAGCGAGCGCCTATGATGTCGTCGAAAATGATGATATGGGCACGACGGCCAGTTCCCGACGCCGTAACACTAAAGGCCTGCAGCGTCGGGTCTTTAATACCGAGGGCAGCATCCCGCTTGACTGTAAGCTTGTGCTTGGTCTCCTCAGCTTCTTCATCGAGTTCTATGTGTGGGAACACCTCTCGATAGTGTGGGTTCTCCAAGATGTTACGTTTGATTTGCAAGAAAATATCAATGGCAAGCTCATCGTCCCCGCACACGTATTTGATGCTAATGTTGGGGTTCTTGCCAATCATGTAGAGCAAAAAACAGACGATTGTCTGGGTTTTGCCATGCAAACGGGGAGCTATGATGAGGAGCCTGTCTATTGAGGGATTAAGGAGAAGCTGAAACCACTCTTTCTGATGTTCGGGGACTTTCCAAGGGCGGCCCTGCTCATCCCGCATTACATACTCTGCAAAAGCAACTATATCCTCGCGAGCCTGCTGGATTTTGGCAAAACGAAGAGCTTCCTCAATCTGAGATAGCCGTTTCGCTACCTCTTCTAGAGGCAGGTTCGGGTTCAGTGACGAATTCGGCATCTATGGCCTCAGTTCCTGTTTGCTGAGTGGCACGCAGCAGACTCTGCAGTTCTTCAAGTTTTTGAACAACTTCCTGCCGAACCTCCGGTGGTGCCTGCTGTAGTATCTGCACGTAGAAGTTAATTGATTGAGCAGGCTTTGTCAAATCATGTGTCTCCTCGGCTATAAGTCTGTAAGCTTTCATGAGAGTATCGGCAATCTTGGCCGCAATCCGGATGGCCTCCATTCTCTGCTTGGGCGTTGACCATTCTTCACCAAGCAATTCATCGAGGGCATCTTCAAGTCGGGCAGCTATCTCGTCAACTTTTTGAACTCGCAGGGGTTTGGCCGCCCGCTCAATCTTGCTCATCAATTCCTGTGTCTTCTCGTGGGCATACTTGATTATCTCTTGGCGATACTTCTTGCGCAGGGTGCGAACCCTGCGTTCGGTCAAATCCCAACCTATCTCACGGGCCAAGTCAACTATCTCGCCCGCCTCTCGGCCTTCAGCGGCCCAGCGGATGAATAGTTGCTTGCGGCGTTCTTCTTCGTCTAATGGATGTATTGCTTTAACAGGCGTCCCTTCCATCTTCGTTTGGGCAACTCCTCCGGTGAGTTGATTATCTTCTTGCCCAATCTTACAGCATGGGCAAATTCCACGAGAACCCCGGGGCTGATACCGGCTATCAAAACAACATCACAGAGATTGAGCAGCCACAGGTCGGCCTCCAAGAAGACTTCCTCATCAAGCCGTCCTTTGGTTCGCCGGTCGAATTCATGAAACATCAAATGAACCGGCACGGGAATGTGGCCGCGCTTCATTACTTCAATGGCTATCTTCTTTACCTGCTCGATGTTGGCCTCCGGATTGTCGGAATAGGGATGGCTGATGTAGACCAGCAGAGGAATGTCACTGCCCCTGCCCAGCAAATAAGCCCGCCCAAATAATCCGGCCAGCTTCAGTTTGGCATCCTCGCCGGAACGCAGTTGTTCCATAAGCGAGATATTCACACCATCTGCCGCTTCTTCTACAACCTCAACCCAACCCCGATACTTTTCTCCTGCTATCCAGTTGCCAATGCCATACTGTCTCTGGCCCTTGAGATAGCGTTCAAAACAATCCTGTGCTTCTTTGGCCGAGAAACCCAAAGCGGAATACAAGGAATGGAATGCCGAAGACAAAAAATCCGTGAATGCTCGCAGTTTGGACTTCTTGCTGAGCATCCAATCGAGGCCTCCTTTACAGCAAACTCGCCTCAACAACAAAGCTTCCAGCCAGCAAGCACAAACTCAGGCCATCAGGAAAAATATCATCGCCGCTCGCTATAACAAGCCACATCTCAAAATTATATTCCCCGGCCTCGATAGAAGAAGTCTCAAACCGGATGGTAAACTCTCCAGTTGCAGCCGAGTCCATATCGCTGGATGCTAATTCTTGAGACACGATTTCATTGCCACCGTCATCCTTGACGATGAACTTAACTGTGGCATTGCTCAAGTCCCACGGGTCGCCATTCAAGTAAAGCTTGAACGGCTGATAAAAGGTTGCTCCCTTGCGGATGACGTAAGTTTCTTCAATCGGCAACTTTGAGAAGCTATACTCTGTCAGCGCCATCACTTAACGCCCAGCTCTCTCCGGCTGGTCTTGACTCGGATTTCACGCCTCTCAGTCGTCACAGAAATGTTACTTCGGGGAGCCGAAAAGTTCAAGGATTGCGGGGCAGGCCTAGTAAGTGGTTCAAGACTGACCAGCACCCAGTCGAGCAACGGTGTCTCTGACTGGAGTGTATCCTGCTTGGGTGCCAGTGTGAAACGGACAACATTTGGACCGCCGATTACATAATTAAGCCCCGTAATCGGTGGTTGTACTCCATTAGAATCGCTTGCCACCACATGCCAACTCGGTCTACTGTATACCTCAACCTTCGTGACGTGCCCGTAGCTTGGACCAAAGGTCCCCGACCAATCGATAGACGTCAGCCGCATCAAATCGTCCGGCTGATACTGTAGCGTAACGGAACCAGCCTCATAGCGGTGGGGTGTGAATTCTCCGCCATGTAGCGGCCTTTCTGCAACAACAAGGGTGTCAAACTGAAGCGCTCCACCCGCGCTGCTGGTCCAAATTTCCGTGCGGTGCGATGCAGGTTCTAACCCCGTGTTGTCCAAAGTGCCTGCGACCATGCCATCTATATACAGTGTCGCCCTGTCGGCCTCAGCGTCCCATTCGAGGCAGAAGTGGTGCCATTGCAAGTCGATATCAATCAGCCGCTCTATATGTTCAACCCTGAAGGCCCCATTCGGGAAAAAGGCCTCACAAAACCAGCCGTAAGTCGGATAATAGGAGTAGACATCCCACGTGAATGGTTGACGGAACCGGAAGCGGCGGTCATTCGTCCGGTCTTCTTCTCGCCTCAGCCACAGTTCACGAGTTATCCCTGTCAGCGGAGTGCAATAATCGTCAGCGCGTGCCATTTGCTTCCATCCGCCAAAGTTGGGAGTGCGTGCGGCCTGCGGGCCCATCCAGCCGGGCTGCACCCATTCAACTCCATTTGTTACGACCCAGTCGGCGCCAGTGCCCCAGTTTTCGAGGGTGCCATCCAGCGGCAACATTGTATGGACATCTGTCGCCGGCCAGGCCCAATCCAGGGCGATGTCATCATCGGCCCCCGAGCCCACTATGCGACAACCATCCAGGGCGCAATTGCCGCTAAAGCTCAGGTTTATGTCTGCACCGCTTGACTTGCCCCATTGAATGGTCATGGCCGCTCACGCCTCAAATGCACGCCACTGGCACTCCGAATCCGTACACAACAGCATACCGACCTGGCCGTATGGTGCAAGTGCTATAACGTCTGAAGGCCCCACGACGGACGCCCGACCAGCAGCGTAAAGCCCCTCGAACATGCTGCCACTGCAGAAGTAGCTGCGAGCAATACGGCACTCAAGGCTTTGAGCTGTCTTAATGTGCACCATCTCCCGATCCCAAGTCCACTTCCAGCTAGGTGACGGGGCCCAACCACCAGAGGGCACCAATAACCAGGTTCCTGCAGGGACCTTCAGTGGCGTTGGGGGCGTTACATCGTTGCAGAGGGCCAGAGCTATGCTAACCGTCCGGTCCTCTTCGCTTATGGTATAGACCTCGCTTGACCGCCCCGGTCGGATACCAAGTGCCTGCTCCATAGCAAGGGGCTTAATCTTGTCAGCCGTAAGCACCACATCACCCGACGGCGAAATCAGGTAGGTTGTGTTCCGCAACTGCTTCCCCACAACGCGAATGGTAGAACCCGGCACCAGCCAGCAGGAGTATTCACGTGCAAGTCGCGTAAAGAATTCGAGGAACAAACTCTCGCAAGTGCGAGCCATCCAACACTTGGCCCAATCAGCTACGCCCAGCAGCCTCAGTAACTTGCCCAGTATAACGTCTGACGCTTTAGCTGCCCCAAGCTTGCTCATGCCAAATGCGGCCAGTATGGGGCTGTCTACGGTTTCCGCGTAGGCCCTGACCAGTGCAGCTTCCAGCTTGAGCAGCCATCGGGGCAGCCCTACCGGTGTTGCACTCAGCCAGCAACCTAAGAGCTCAGGAAAAACAATTATGTCTGCACCGTGCTCGACAGAGAATTTGACATAATCTTCGAGCACGGCTGACGGTCGAGGAGTTGCATCAATCTGCCATACGGCAAGCTTCATATGTGCTCACCGCGTGCCAAGGAAGTCACCGGCCCTCTCCTCAACGACTGCCGCTATGCGCTCAAACTTTTCGGCCAGTTCTGGCTTGCCCAGTTCACGAGCTGCTTCAGCACCACCACGAAGCTGGCCTACCATTGTGGGCAGGTCTTTACGTAACGAGTCCAATCTCTGGACTACTGAAATGGCCTGCTGGACTGCCCGTTCCAATTGGGCAATCCGCAGAACATCCTCGAAATCCTTCTGTATATCCATCATGCATCAGCCTCCTTGGGTATAAGATGTGCCTTGGCTTCTCTGGGCACAAGATATACCTTCCTCTGGTCGGGGATATGGTCGGCAACCACATACCCCAGACCTTCGGCCAGTTCACGCAGGTTGCACTTGGTCTTCTCGCCATCGAAATAAGCATTGCACGGGATCACTTTATTGTCAGGCAACAAAACAACTTTAACTTCTCCGGGCACATAGCCAGGTTGGGGCTGCTGACCGGCACGGCAAACCTCAATAAACTTCTGCGGCAACTCGCCACCCTCCAACAGTTTCACCGTGAGGGCCGTGGCCTCGAAATGCATTGGGTCTTTGAAGGACTTCCAGTCGCCGCCCCACGAAAACCCCCAGCGCCGGAAGAAGGGAGCAAGTCGTTTCAGGCTGTCTGGTATCTCGCTTGGCCTGCAGCGCCAGTTGGTTCGACCGGCCCGATACTCGCCGTTTGGTCCCTGCAGATGATGCACATTCAAATCAATGGCAATACCCCACGCATGGGGCGAATATGCGCGGCCTCCCCGCACGCGCCGACAGCAGTAAGTGCCACCATAATCTGAAAGGTCAATTAGTTCGGCCAGCCCCGCTTCTTCAATCTCTTTGAGAACCTGTTCAAATGCCTCGGCAATGCGGCGATGGACATATACACGACCGAGTATCGGAACCTTGTGGCTCACAAAATGGTTTGTCTGGCAGGGATTACCAAACCAGTATCTCACATGGCCGGGGTCAACTCTTCCACATCTCTGCAATGGCTTGGGATAGCCTTCTGGATAAAGTCTGTCTTCAGCAGCCATCCTGGCCTCAACTCCTTTTAACCATCGCCATACTCTAACAAAATCACGAGCACCGGACAAATGCGGTGTATACAAGTAAAGGGCAGCAGTAGCTTCATTCTCTGGTATGATTTTACCAGTGGGAGTGTTTTTCGTCCACGGCAGGGTTTCAGCCAGCGGCTTGCCGACCATCCTCTGCACACGGCCACTGTCCCAATACCTCCTCAAGCCTTCAGCCGCTGCAAAAACCTGAGTCTTGCAACCAGCATACTTGGGGATATCACCTCTGTCGGTTGCTCCATATCCCATCGTATACTGTAGCGCGCGTCGCCATCCTCTGCCGCCTCTGGGGCGAGTCAGGAAACTTTGCTCTTTCTGAGCAATCGCCAGCAGAATGCGCTGATTGATGTCGTATTGCTTGGCCGCTTCGTCAATCCATCGAGCAAATTCCGGCAGGTCGCTTAGACGAGGGCTATTGATGGCCTGCAAGAAAGCAACAACAGAAAATACCGCATCATAACCCCAAATATCTGCATTTTCGCATAAGCGGGCATAATTCATCATCCACTCACCTCTTTGTATCGTTCATGCCAGCGGCTCATGTATTCAAGCACAAACAGTTGGGCATTGCGAACAGCTTCTTCCAAGAAATGAGGAGTAAGGTCTCCAGGAGCAACCCAAGCACACTGAGCTGCAAGGCGGGCAACAAAAGCATCACCGGCCCCGGAATATTCCCATGAAGCAGGAGCTATCTGGGCGGGCACTTCATAAGTGCCATACAGGCAACCATTCACAAAGAGCTGCGTCGGCTCAGTTTCTCGTGTCACAATGAGAGTCAAGGCAGTATGCTTTAGGTAGGGCCAGCGCTCAATCTCAGACTGATTGGCCTTGATGATACAGTTTTCGTGCTTCAGCAACCTTTGGGGTGGTGGCACCCGGCAGTTGCAATCGTAGATGATGATGGTCTCGCAATTCAGGCTAATCTGGCCAACAACCTCGTTGATAAGCTCAGGCAGATATCCGTGGTCAGCAATGACAATCACTTTCCACTCCTTGTCGTTAAGCATTCGCTGCAAATCATCTTTCCATCCGCTGAAATAGTATGGTTCTTCTGGGGCCGGAAAATCTATCCGACAAAGCCGACCATTGTTATCACGCAACCTCATGCGAACCTGCAGTGGAGCCGTAGTGGCACAGGGATAAGGTTGTGCTGGTAGCATAATCTGGCCGTTGCCCCACTTGGCTATACTCGAATCGCGGTAAGGCCAGCATAGAGCAGAAGAAACCGGCAGGTTCATCCACTCAAGGCACCAAGCAACGTTGGCCGCCCCGCCCCAAGCCGCATACGTCCGGTTGGCCTTGTAGGTGGGTGCATCTTCAGCCTCAGTCGTGACCCCAACGTCAAGCAAAATGTCAAGGAAACTGTCTCCTACAACAAGAATGGGCACTTCTGTCATTCTTTATCTCCTCCTGTAAGGAAGAAACGGCGCAACAAACTGTATTCCACGCTGATAGCCTTGCACATATAAACCAAGCGTCGCAACGCATCAGCCGAATCGTCGCCATATGAGATAAGCGAAACAGCTCCTATCTGTAATGCAGCCTTCTGCGGGGCTATGCTGAGTTTGCCCTGCTTGAAATATTCCACGACTTCGGGATACTCAAAAAGATGGCTCAGCGGGTCAACTTCAACGTTCACGCACAGTTCGCTCCGTCTCGACTCCATGCCCTTCACTCTCCGCTTCTTGTTCAAGATTTTGAATGACTTCTTTCATGAAGCTGGCCGTTTCAATCAGCAGGTCGAGGTTCCGCAAGGCGTCCTGTATATCACGCTGATTGAAGCGACCATCCGACCTTCGGCGGATATGTATCCAGTGGCCGAGTATCGTGTTTATGTCGCCGTTTTCATCAAGATTGAAGAGATTGCGCTCCAGAAAACGTTGATACTTCAGCCTCTCGGGGAACCGGCGCAGTTCCCACCAGCGGTTGAGGGCATTGATGATTCGCTGAACCTTCCTCTTCATTTCGTGGAGAGTTTACCCTGCTGGGCCTGTTCACAAACTTGAACGCTGGTGGACACGGCGGGATTCGAACCCGCGTGCAGCGGGGCGCACATCGGCTCTCCCCGCCGCCGAGCCCACTCGCGTGCCCAAAACTATTATACCGCATCGGACTGCATGGCCCCCAGCAAACGCCCCACCAACAACCAGAAGGTGTGGCAAGAACCCAGAAAATCTTGCCCAGCCTGGCCGGATAGCACGTCGTTACGTCGAATGACTGGTAATAACGTCTGATTCGTTCGTCTGTCTTTCGCCAAGCAGCAATGCTGCCGAAGTAAATCGTTTTCTTCCAGCTCAAAGCGGGGCCGGTGGCCTGCAGGGGACTCTTAGTAATAAGGATAAGCAGGCTGCCTTTGGGCAGGGGCCGGTCGGCCACGAGGCGGTAACTGAAAAGCCTGTCGGTATGGTAGATGAGTGCCAAGTTGGGCGCTTGGGCTAAAGACAGAGCCAAACTGATTATAGCCAGCACTTTGCTTCACCAGTGTTTAGAATTGCCTGCATTGTGGTATACTAAACCTGCGCGTAGCTGCGAGGTTGCGGTTACTTCCGGACTCGAAATCCGGTTCCGCCATTGAGGCGGCTGGAAAAAGTACCGCAACCAATATACTCTACGCGCTCAACCTTGAAAATTCAAAAGAAGTTTGGCACGATGCGAGACAACGGTTACTTCAGCCTTTGGAGCTGAACCGTGCCGTTGTCGTTATTCTCGTGCCAATAGCATTCAACCTCCGGGCTCTCAGCCCATAGACGGGGCGTCGTCTCGCATCGTGCGGGACGGCGCTTTTTATTTTGAAAGGAGGACGAATTTCGATGGCTAAGTTCAACAAGCCTAAGCGGGCTGCAGGCAAGACAGTCAACTATGAAGGGGCTCCGGCCTACAAGTATCCACCCAAGCTGGAGCTGGCACTGCGGTGTGCCACACACTTCTTTGAAGATACCTTCTACGCAACCAAACATGAAGTCACTGAGGCCATCAAGAATCTGGCGCTGGAAGTTGGGACCAAAGACCCCGAATTCGTGCTGAAGCTGGCTGCATGGCTGCGTCATGAACTTGGCATGAGGACGGCCCCGCAGTTCTTGCTGGCTGTGATGGCAGGGCACCCAGTCCACGAATGTGCACCTAAGCCATGGGTTGCCAAGTGGGGGCCGGTTATCATGGCACGGGCCGATGAACCCGCTGAAGTACTGGCTATATATAAAGAGGTATATGGCGGCCCCATCCCTATGGCCCTGCGAAGAGCAATTGCCAAGAGGCTACAAGCTTTGACGCCGTATGAGATTATCAAATATCGTGGCAAAACTCGCGAATGGAGCCTTGTTGATGTGCTGAACGTTATTCACCCGAAGCCCAAGGATGCAGCCCAGGCCGCCGCATTCAGGTGGATTGTAACCGGCAAGGTTGGTGAAGATACGCCTGAGGAGATTAAGGCCCACGCGGAAGGCAAGGCCACCACTTGGGAATCTCTTATCAGCGCTTATGGCAGCAACCATGAGACTTGGATGAGGGCTGCTGAAATCATGCCGCCCATGGCTTATATTCGCAACCTGCGCAACTTGCTTAAACATAATGTGCCAATTGACAGAGAAAAAGTTCTGGCAGCAGCCCGACATCCCAAGATTATGCCGTTCCGTTTCCTGGCTGCCTTGGCAAGCGTGCAGCAGTTGGAAGACGAGAACATCAGTTTGGCTGCCAAGCAGGAAGCCGAAGACGCCCTGATTGAAGCCATAGAAATAGCAACAGACAATGTGCCTTCACTGGGCCGTGTAGGTGTGCTTGTGGATACGAGCGGCAGCATGTTGGGCTTCTTGAGTGCAAGGTCAATGGTCAGCCGGGTTGATGTGGCCCGATTGTTTGCTGCTGCAGCGTTCAAGAAGGCTCAGAATGGCGTGATAATCAGCTATGGCACTGGGGCCCAACAATGCAAAGTCAGCCGCTCCAGTCGAACATATGACATCTTCAAGCAGATTTACGTTGATGGCGGTGGCACCAATTTGGCCGAGGCCATTGAGAAGGTAGCAGCCTATGCTAACCAGCTTGACTATGTGGTGATACTTACGGATGAGCAGTCCTGGTTGCCAGGTAGCTGGGGCTACGCGGGGGAGGCTATCAAAAAGCTTCTGGGCCTTAATCCGGAGCTTCGGGTAGTCAATGTCTGCTTGGCCCCATACGGCACCAGCGACCTGCCGCAGAATCCACGCATTCTTGACATCGGCGGCTTCAATGATAACATCTTCAAGGTCATCCTCGTTTGGGATAAGTTGGTTGATGTGATCGAAAACTGGGAAGGGCCAGAAGGGCCTGTCCTCGAATAAGCCGATGGTGGCCCTGTCGTCTAGTGGCTAGGACGCCGCTCTTTCAAGGCGGTAACACGGGTTCGAATCCCGTCGGGGCCACCATGTTTAACCGGCCTATCCTGCATGGTATACTAACTGTGATAGCCTATCATGCGAAAGGAGGATAAGCATGGGAAGGGGAGCTTGGAACCCCGGCATAGAGTTCAAGTATCAAGCAGATGTCCTTGACCCCGGCCAGCCTGAACCTCTTGTGGTAACGTATCACGACTGGGCTGAAGACCACGAAGAGGCGAAGATATTCCACTACAGGTTGCTGCAGGATGGGAAGCAGCCTCTGCCTCATGGCGGTATGACGATAGCATATGACTCTTCATCCGGTCAGGTTGGCGTGGCCCTATGTTCCATCAAAGACCAATTCAACCGCCGTTTGGGCCGGATGATAGCCGAAGGCCGCCTGCGCAACGGCGGTGCCATATACATCGGGCCGCTGCCTCTCTCTAATCAGCCTTTGTTCCTCGCGGTCATAGAACTTGTGCTGGCCCATCTGAAGGACGACCATCGCTATCAGGCCTGGGAGAAGGCCATCCAGAAAGCGGTTAACGCAACCGGCACGCCCATCTTCCTGGCCTGGCGTGCAGGCCGCACCAAACAGTGGCATACGGTGAAGGCCTTCGGTCCCAAACAGAAAGCTTGGCGGTCATGGAGGAAGACTGTGATGAATGGCAAACCTTCGTAGGGCCTCTAGTTAGATTCAAAAAAGCAGATCGTTATGACCGAGCTATCGGGCCCTGAGCGTAAACCGCCAGTTCCCCTCCTTCGTCCGCCTGCACCGTAACGAAGGTATATGTGCCATCCAGATGAGCCTTGCCGGAGATGGCCACATCCAGCACATCCGGGCAGGCCCCGAACATGTCCTCCAGCATCTTCACGGGGATATAAAGCACACAGTCCTTGCCCTGTTCAAACCACAGAGCGAGGATGCCAGCCGCCGGGCAGGCCCGCCCATCCAGCCTAACTTCCTCCTTCGTCGTAACGATAAGCTCCATATGCCACAGGGGTTTCTCACCGGCCATCGCCTATCCCGCTCCTTTTTTGTTTTAAGTATGCCCCGGCCCAGGCCCTTTCAAACCTATAACCTTCTCCCCATAGGGAAGTATCAACTTCGGCCCCTTCCCACCCACACAACCTACCACATCCTGCCGCATCCTACCACAAACGCCCTGCTTTATACCATTCGCCGACGGCAATTATCAACAAAGTAACATGCGAGGCAACCCTAGCTACCTATAGGATAAAACGTAGTTTTATCCTATAGGTAGCTAGGGCCCAACCTCTTCCCTTCTCCCCCGGCGAAGCCCGGTTGAACCAAAACTCCCCACCATCCCCTACAGCCAGCAAACACAGGCATAACATATATCAGACTTCGTGAGTGCTAAGGCGACATACGCCCAAGCTTTTGTGAGCATTGGGGAGGGAGGTGACATATATCGGATTTCGTGGATGTTGGGGGAGGATGACATATGTCGGGCTTCACGGGTGTTGGGAGGGGACGACATATGTCAAACTTTATGGGTGTTGGGAGGGGGTTCTTTGGCTGCTGCAAACCTCTCTCAACTCCCCTTCCCTCTCCTTTGCTATTCATTCTCATTTGCTCACGGTTCTCGATAAGCCCGGCAGGCAAAAAAGAAGGGCCGGGCCGATATGCTGCTGGCCCGGCCCGAAGAGGGTTTGTTAGTCAAAGGCCCGCTTGACTTGGGCCTGCTTTTCCCTGGCAAGCCTCATCAAAGCCCGATATGATGAAACTACCTTGGGCCAGGCTCGGGCCAGGGCCTTGTCTTGCAAAGTCTGCCTGGCCCAGTAGCCCGGTTCGGGCTTGTAGTAGTAGGTTATCTGGCTGCCTTCAAGGGTTGTGACAATGGCCCGATCCGGCCTGCCGTTATCTGGCTCGGCCTTGTAGGCCGGGGCCTCAGCAGGCCCAAGGCCGGGCCGGGCCAGAAGGATATGAATAGCTTGGCTTATGCTATCAATCTCAATCATGCCAAGCCCGCGGGCCTGCAGCCACAAGCGGCCTTGACGCTCGATGATGCAGCCTTCAGTCCACATAGGCCAGGCCCAAGCTTGCTTGGGCTTGGCCCAGATAAGCCAGCAAGGCCCGGAAGGCTTTTCCATCCACACAAGCTTGAAGGCCGGGCCTTCGGCCTTGATATCAGCTTTATAGGCCCGATACTCATACTTGGGCTTGGCTTTCAAGGCCTGGCTGGCCCACCTGGCCAGCCTGACCAGTTTGGCCTGGCTGGCCAAGCCCAATTGAAGCATTAGCTTGTCGGCCCAAGGCCATACGTCAAAGGTTACTGACATTGGACTCACCTCCCCTTAGGATTCAGCCTGTTTCCATGCTGCAGCCAGTTTCTCAACGGCCCGCTTGGCCTTCAGCCAGTTCAAGGCCCGGTTAATGCTGAAGGCCTTCTGCCATTCTGGGTCATGTTCGTCCGCGGCCATTTCGTCAAGGACTGCAATTGCAATATCCTGCACTAACTCCGCAAACTCCGGCCCGGCCTGTTGGCAGGCCAGTTCGTAGAGTTTCTCAGACATTAGACTCACCTCCGACTTAGCTTCGGGGGCCTCAAGGCCCATTGTCAAGGCCCAGTATAGCATATCACGCTAATGGCTGTCAAGACCAGTCTACCCTAAACCGGCCCGAAACATGCTGATGTAAACATGTTGTTACATCCGGCCCCGGCCTTCGGCCTAATCCGGCCCGAAGGCCCCGGCCCGATCCGGCCCAAGCCCGATTGCCCCGGCCTTTGCTGGCTCGGCCTGGCCAGCCAAGCCCAATATGGCTCGGCCCGGCTGCCTCAGCCCGACTGGCCCGCCTCAAGCCAGGCCCAAGGCCCCGGCCCGAAAAGCCGAAAATTTTCTGGCCCAGCAGGTTTAAATCCGGCCCGACTGGCACATATATATAATGGAGGCCGATAAAGGCTAGGCCGAAGGCCAGGCCTGAAGGTCCAAGGCTAAGCTTCAGGCCTTGGGCCGGGCTTGGCCCAAATCAGCAGTAGCTGCTTGGCCTGCGTTATTGCCCACGATTTGCAGTAACACAGTCTTGGCTGTTGCGAATGCTTGGCAATTGTGACAAGCCGCTAAAGGCGCTGCGCCGCAGCGGCGCTTTGGGTGAGCGCAGGCGCATTACTGGCGCCGGGCGCCGGATGTAACAAGGTTGTTACACAAAACATGTTTAGCACCCGGCGCGAGTGGGTATAATGAGAGTGGAAAGCGCGAGACAGGGAAGGGGGAACGAGCATGAAAGCGCGTCTACGTGTAGAGCAAGGCAACGTGACCTACTGGGAGGAATTTCTTCTGCCGTATATCTATATCCTCGACCGAGCAGTAGAAGCAGCAGGTTACGAACTCGACTATGACGCCGAAAAAGAAGAGTATGTGTTGCGGCTCCCAGCAGGTCGAGGCAAGGTGGTGAAAGTATTTGAGCAGCTACTGAGCGCCTTGAACCTTTGGGCTGCCACAGCCTAATGCTCATCGCCCAAGGCCGCCTTCGCGGCGGCCCGGCGATCCCGCCCCATCGCCAAGGTGGGGCAGGAGCGCCGAAGACGGAAGGGGGTAGCGCAATGCTGGGAAGCTTCCTCGGCGAATTTCGCCCGGAAAGCTTGGATGGAGACAGAGATACAGAGATTGGTGTAGCGATTGCGGCAGCGGCGTGTGTACTGCGCCCCGAAAATCCCGCAACGGCTATCTACGAACTGGGTAAAGCGCTTGAGTCGTACGGCAAGGACAAGGCTTATGTGGCTGATTGGGTAGCGTGGGCGATGTTTGCCTTGTGGAAGAGGCCCGATGCGGTGGCGAGGTGGTTGGGGGCGGTAGCCAAAGCGCTAGAGGGAGGGCGAACATCGTAAAATCAACCGGCGGGGCTTGACGCCCCGCGCCCCAAACTTGTCGCGAGAAACGGCAGGTTTGGGATGCGGGGCGGTTAGCGCCCCACGCAAGGGAGGTGCAGGCACATGGTAGCTATAGCCATCAAAGCGCCCAAATATCACTTCTATGGCGCGGACGACAAAGGATGGATTTGGGACAATGGCTTCGCGCTGGGGTGCTATCCTGACCGGCAAGAAGGCATGAGGACGTTGATCCAGCGAATCATCGCCTTGGAGCAGCCGTCACTTGCCGAAGGTTCGCCGCTCACCGTCATCGAAGTAATCGGGCCTGATGGCATCGCTGTCGTATCGCGCGGCCTAGAAATCTCTGACACGGGGGCTCGCCGGGCTTGGTTCGTGCATGATGAAACACTTCGCGACGCCGATATAGTGCCCGATGATACAACCGCTGTGATTACGACAGACATAGCCGAGGCCCTGTGGGAGGCTGTTCATATCGCAGACAATAACATTTGGCCGCCGGAGTAAAAGGGGGCGCGTTAGCGCCCGATGATAAAAAGCAAGAGGGAGGTGCGAGAAGTGTATAACGTGGACATGAAGCGCGAAGGGGGCAAGCTGGTCATCACGAATTGATCTGAGTGTGGAGGGCCAGCCATCGCGCACGGGCAAAAGCACGGTTATCGCCACAACGCACGGCAACGTGGACTTGGTGATTGATGGGCGTCACTTACCGCTTGGGCTTGAACCTGTTTCGGCCTGAGCGGCAGCCTAAGCACCAAGTTGTAAGCCTCTAACAGTCTGAGGCGTCGGGGCTTCGGCCCGGCCCGACGCCCTGGCCCCATCCGCGAGGGTGGGGCGAGAGCGTCGGGAAGGGGGTACCAGCGATGACTTGGGAACAAGAGAAGTGGCTCGACTTGGCCTGCGCTGCACTGGGCTGTTGCGTTATGGCGCAGGTGATAGACGGAGAGCTTAGCTGGGTTCTTCTTGGCCCGCAGGGGCAGGTGTGGGCGCAAGGCGAGTGGGAACAGGTGGAAGAAGAACTGAAGCAGCGGGCGAAGGACATGGAGATTGTAACCGTAGAGATGCGGTTCAGCGAGGTGTAGTGGCGCTAGGGCCGGGCTCCTCCGGCCCAACGCCTTGGCTTCATCGCGCTGGGCGGTGGAGCCAAAGCGTCGGGAAGGGAAGTGATATAACATGAGATGCATAATGCAATTCTATATCGAGCCGAATGGCGAGACGACTGATCACGATTTATCGCGAAAGGAGTTTCGCGCGGCGGCCCAAGAAGCAGCGAGGCACGTGGCACAAGTGGTAGGCGGTAAGCTTATACGAGTTACTACCGGCGAATTCATCGTCAACGCAGAGATAGAAATGCCGCTGGCGCGGTTATTCCGCGTCTTTCGCGAACATGTGGACTTAGAGCCGCCGGTATTCGACAAGTCACAGAACAGGTGGCTTGTGGGGATGATCTCCCCAGGGTGGATGTTAGAGTGGAAGCGGGGCCAGAAATATTATCGCCATGAAGAGATTCCCGATGGCGTTTGGTTGGAGATTCTGCCCTATGTGCCTTTCGATAATCCTTGGGATGCGCAGGCATTCTATAGGCTCGTATGCGCATTGGGGAAACTAACAAGCGCGTTAGCAAGCAGAAGTAAGAAGGAGGCGAAGCCCAATGGAAACAGCAGTGATGTTTCTGCTGGCCTTGGTTTTGGCCCAGCTCATTAATCGCCTGTTGCGGTTAATGTTTGGTGTTTAGCGCAAGGATAGACCGCCATGCGGCGGGGAGAAAACTGAGCGGAGGTGAAAGCGATGGTAACCGTGAGCTTGCCAACGCCGGATAATTTCGAAAAGTATCCTAAGGGACTGAGGGAGAAGGCTACTGCAATGTGGGTGCTGGGGGCTGGGGCGCTTATCGCGCCGTGTGCTAAATACGCCATAGCTGAAGCCCTCAAGCGCTTCGGCATTGACAAAGATGATGTGGAATTCGTGGAAACTGATACAGAGACTTTCGCACTTCACGCAGAAGAAGGCGATATTGACCTGTTGCAGGTGATTAAGCTAGCGGCACAGTTATGGCCCAGTGGGAAGGAACTGACCAAGGCCGCCAACATCGTCAGGAGCGTGGAATGGGCAAGCTGTAACTACGGTAGCAGCGGCGGCCCGGCAACCGTCTTCATGGCCCTGGTCTGGGCAGAAGTGACCGGCGAACCGATTGATGCTTGTTTTGACATCACTGAGATAGCCGAGGCCCTAGACCTGTCAACCGGGCTGAGGGAGATGAACATGCTGGGCAGGTGGCTGCAGTTGTTTAGTGACTTGCCTAGGCCTTATCGGCTGCTGGTAGCCGAGGCTGTGGGCGCTATTGAAGACGCCTACCAGTGGATATAATGATGCAGTATGGGCGCAGAATAGGTTCGACCAAGCGCTAAGGCCGGTGTGCAGCGCTTGGTACCCGGGTTCGATTCCCGGGCGCGTCCACCAGAATTTGATGTTTGGGCGAGGCGTTAGCGCGGTATACTAAAGAGCTGGGAGGCGATTGCAAGATGTATAAAGTCTGGAACCTTACACCGCACGAGATTCGCTTGGCGGACGAATCGGGCGAGATAGTAGCTCGATTCCCGCCGAGCGGATATGTGGCAAGGCTTACTTGTGAAGACCGGCCTGATTCCACAGCTCGCCTGTATGACTGTGACTTACCGATTGTCGTGAGGATATTTGGCGAGCCGGAAGGGTTGCCACCTGAAGACCTGCTCGACGAGGACCAGACGCACATCTTCATTGTATCGCTTCCGGCGCTACAGGCTGTTACTGAAACGGTGGCAAGAAATTACGACCGGGCTATCATTGTGGTGGCACCAGATACCGGCCCGACGGCCATTCGCGACGAGAAGGGGCAGATTGTTGCGGTCCGTCGGTTTATCAGAGTTTAGCGGCTTGCGCTACAAGGTATACTGAGCACGGGAAGGGGGTATAGCCCATGGCCGAATCTGGTTCTAAGGCCAGCAAGTGGCTGAAGCCTGTTATTCGGTCTGAGATTGGCAAATGCTTTCGATGGGCTGCTTGGGACCCCAATAGTGGGTATATCGTGGAGCAAGGGCAAGGCTTGGCGAAAGCGCTCAAGCGTCTGCGGCAGGGGTTGGGGATTACACTGGGCAGAAGCGTCATGGGGCGCGAAGCGCTGGTTTACTTGTGGGACGGCAAATGCCACGTAGCCGCCATAACAGAATGGCGCTCGCCGCATGTGTCAATCAACGCTCCTTTGCATTACATGTCTGCGAGGTTTTGTGTTTCTGATATACGGCGGGCATTGACCATAGCAGCCAACTGGGTGGCGGGACATCCGCCCTCAGTGTTGGGATAAACCTCAAGAAGGAGGGATAGCAATGGCTATTTACGTCGTAAGGCGGCGAGAGAGTTGTGGCACGGTAAAGGACGTAGGAGAAATGTTTTTCGATTTCCCAGTATTTTATGTTGACGATGAAGTTTGGCTTACTAGGGCCGCTAACGCCGACCAGGCCATTAGGCAAGTGAGCAAAGCAGCTCGGATACGCAGCGAAGACCTTACTATCGCCGTTATCATCGGCGAGGAGGTGAAGCAGGATGAGGACAGCAATCAACCTTGCTAAGGCGCTCAAGGCCAAGGACTTCAACGCCATACCGTTGCCGGAAGCTGGGGAGAAGCAGTATCTGGTCTGGACTTTCTTCAAGCGCCCCGGCATGGCTATCGCGGTGTGCTACTCGCACGATAGCATGGACGGTCGCTATCAAATCGCCCGCAACACGGCCAAGCGCGTCGGGAACGCTGAAGAACCCGAACTGGCCCGGAATCTGAGGAAACAGATACTTGATATGTCCATCGCTAAGCAACTGATCGAGTTGCCGGTTTATGGGGATGCGTGGGCATTTACTTGGCGAGCAGTGGGGGACGATACAACTCGCCCGGTGCTGATGTGCGTCCAAATATGTTGCGACGGCCAAGAGGTCAGAGTGGCTGCTACGGACTCTTACCAGTTGCATGTCTGGCGCAAGAAGGTTGAAGACTGCAAGCCCTTCGAGTTCTTGATTCCGGCCCATATCGCCAAGCTGCTCGCCGATCTGCGCAGGGAAAGCCCGATAATCGTCCGCATTGGGCAATTTGAGGCCAGCGAGGAAGCCAAAGCAGTATTTGCGAAGCGCTATGAAGACGAACTCATCGGTATCAAAGAATATAACGATGCGCAATTTCTGTGCTTGGCAGTGGCAACTTGGGCAGGTGAAATAGCGATTATCACGCCTACCCCTGCAGGGAAATATCCCAGGTTTGACCACATCCTTGAACCGGCCCGGAACCGTGAATACATCGCTACTCTCGCTTTCCGGAGGCAGAAACTGATTCAAGCCCTCAAGGACATCAAGCCATACGCTCAGAAGTCTGCTGGCCGCGTGGTCTTTGACCCCTACAAGATCGACCACCGTGACTATACGCAATACGGCTGTCGCTTGATTAGCGGCGATTACGAATGCCCGGTCTTGACCCATGTTGAGCTGTCCGGCATTGAAGGCTATCCGCGTGTATTTGCTGTTAACCGAGAAAGGCTGCTTGCAGCAGCGGAATCCATGGCAGACTCGCACGCTGGCGGCTTCTTGGTGAAGCTCAGCGCTGAAGCCCATCTCGATCCGTTGTATATCGTGCCTGAGGAAGAATCGCCCGATGGTTCTGTTCATGAAATCTTGCTGATGCCCATGACCGTTGAAAATGGAGAACTGTCACACTCGCCGTATAGGTGGAAGGAAGAGGCCATCCGAGTTCTTCTTGGCCCTTTCGCCCAAATCACATTGCGACGATACCTTGGCGATATGCCCTTGACAGAGACTGTAACCGAAACCTTAATGGTGATTGCGGCCTGTACAAAAGAAACCTCAATCGGTAAGGAGGTCAAGATCTATTGTGCCGACTGGGGTTTCAGTCACCGGTATGGCTTCGCAACCCAATGCTACTTAAAACACCATCGCCGGACGGTGACTTTCACCCTCCCGCTAACCGATGAACTCAAAGAAAAGCTACAGCCCGTGCTCGAAAGGAGTGATGAAAATGTTGAATGAAGAGACCATTGTGATGTTTGAATTCTTGGTTGACCGGCAGGACGAGGTAGAAGAACTGGTGGATGTGGTCATGCAGGCCGAGAACCTGTCGTATGAGCAAAAAGTGGATTGGCTGATTGATGAACTCAATGCTTTTGCCGCCGATGAATTCCTTGACGGCGTCAATTCTGTCGGTGGGTATGTTGAGAGATTAGTTGACGCAGCCTTTGGCCGCGTGGACTGGCAGTGGATAGCCGAGGAATTCATCTCGGCGAAGGCCGAAGGCCGCCATCCTCAGCTTCCCTGGTGGCCTTCAATAAATAAAGCCCGAAGGGAGGAGTAGCAGATGGGAATCGCCCAGTTGCTGGCTGCTTTTGGCTGCTTCTTGCTTGCCGGATGGGCCGCTCAACAGGCCCGAAAAGTTTGGTACGCTCGCATTGGGCTTAGCGTGGCCCCGGTTTACATCCGGCGAGTCTACGAACAGGACCTTATCAACGCCTTTCGCTGGTATGTCTTCGTGGCAATAGCTTCGGCGGCTGCGCCGTTTGTCCGGCTGTTGCTTTATGTTTGGCTGGGGCATTAGCAGGTTACACTAATCTCGGAAGGAGGTCACGACGATGGCGAAGAAGGTATGTTTCCCAGAATATAATGATTCCATTCTCGGATGGTGCGGCGATTGGCTGCAGGAAATTACCGATAATGCGAAAGTAGACGGTATACCACTGCTTTGGGATACCGAGGCTGAAGACCTTGCAGAAATGGCAGTTAAAAGCCACCTTCGGACAGTTTTCCAGCAAGCCGCTAGGGGTTGTGAAGTTATACTGAGGCCGCTAAGTGTTATGCTGACGATTTATATCAACGCCTTGCCCACTGCTGTAGCGCGGCAAAGGTGGTATGAATATGCGGTGCGCGAACTCCCCCAAGCCGGAGTCGAATTGTTTGATACAATCAATGACTTCAGGCATTGGATTTGGCGAAATCCTGTAGACAGCCCACAAACCCGCGACCGCCTCGAAAGGGCTCTTGCTCAACGCAGGGGGTGGTTGGATGCGTAATGCTGCATATCGCTACTACCGCATAAAAGCCAGAGTCGGCCACCAAGGAGCAGGCAAATTTAGCGTGGCAAACTATTACTGGCGGACCACCAAACCGCCAGCAGAAGTCTGGCAAGCTGCCCTTGAGCATTTGCCAGGTGTCAAGCGCGTCCTAGAAGTCGAGGAAATCGGGTTTGAGGAATACTGGCGAAATCGGGTCAGAATTGCTCGTGAGAAGCGGCAGCATGAAGGACCGCCAACCAAATGTGTGTTGGTTACTGGCGTCTTCGCGCTTTTGACCCCGAACCATGTGCGGTTGCTTGAAGCTGTGCGCCGGAAATATCCACGGCCAGAATGGGAACTGGTTGTGGGTACCAATGGGGACAAGCGGGCAGGAGAGTTGAAGTGGTATTCCGTTCTGCCTGCTTCCCTACGGGCAGAAATCCTTGAAAGCATAAGATACGTTGACCGAGTGATTGTTTTTGATACGCCTGATGCCACGGGAGCGTTGATGAAGGTACTGCCCGATGTCTGGATTAAGGGTGGTGACTGGCGGGGCAAACCATTGCCTGAGAAGGCCTTCTGTGAACTGATTGGCTGCCAGATAGACTTCATCGGACCATTCAAAGGCCTACATGCCTCGGATATAGCTGAGGCCATTGCGAGGAGGTGGCAGAAATGTCAAAAACAATCACCCAGTGCCTGAAAGATGCCTTTACAAATGCAATAGCTGGGTTTGCAGGAGTATTATACACGGCCAGACGTGGCGAACCACCAACAATCTCCCCTCAGGCATGGGAGGCTATCCAGCGACTGTGCGAGGACTTCATCATAGAAGAAGGCCTTTGGCGCGAGATATTTTCCTTCGCCCCATCGAATGAAATAACCGAATCGCTACCCCAAAGACTTGGCCTGAGCCAATATATGCTCGCACCAGTAATCGTCTATTATCACATTACGCTTGATACATTGCCCGATGAGAGAGACGAAGTTTTTGCCAAGCTTAATAACACAATAATTCGCTTCGTGACAGACCCCAATCTGTGCTACGACCTATCGAGGTTACTCGCAGCAGCCACTCAAGCCATCGAGGAGGTGAAAGAGCTTGAGGCTGAGGATATCCAACACTTGGACGCAAATTGAGGAAGCCACTGACGAAGAACTCAGAGCCATTGATGAATGTCTGTCTTTTGAAATTCCTAATGCGAAGTGGATTCTGGCACGGCACCTTGAGAAGCATTTGCAAGAACTAATGGATGAAGAAGCCCGACTGGCCGGACGGCCCGGCCTTGAAGCCCGCTATGATAGCGTTCGGTGGTTGCGACGGCAATGCCAGAGGCTCATTCAGAAAGTCAAACGACGCAAGAAATTCAGCCATGAAGAAGCGGCCAGCCTGTTTCCAGACTGCTGGCGTTGCCAGTGGGATCACCGGATACATTTTCTCGACCGGCGGCGGAAGGCTGTGCCCACAGGGCTGCTCTTTTATATCTCCCATCTTACCCAAGGCGCTGAAATCGTAGATGAAAGACGCAAACCTGGCGAAGCTCGCCCCTGGCGGACGACTATCAGGCTACGCGATTACCAAGAAGAAATCGTGCAGGCTGCCATTGAAGCTGAGCGGGGCATTATTGAAGTGGCAACAGGCGGCGGCAAGACGGAAATTGCCATCGAGATTATTGCTCGTTTGGGGCTGCGAACCCTGATAATCGTTCCCACAACACCGATTTTCAATGAATTCAAATCCCGCTGGCCCGAATACTGCCCCGACGTGCCACTGGGCATTATCGCGAAAGGCAAATTCGAGCCAGACTGGGTAACACTTGCCATCTTTGACGAAGGATGGGCCAGAGACCCTGCACGTGGAGGCAAACTGGCCCGCGAAGTGGACTTGATTATCGTGGACGAACATCACAAATCCGCTGCCGATACGTGGTTTGATTACCTGATGACTGTAGACGCTTACTATCGATTCGGCCAAACGGCCACGGCCAGCCGCGAAGAAGGCTATGGGGAAACGATGAAGCTACATGCTGTAACCGGCCCTATCCTGGCCCGAAAGCCCACACGTGAACTCCAGGACGAAGGTTATTTATCCGAAGCCCGTGTGGAATTCATACCAGTCCGGTGCCTGCCCGTAGCAGGTTCTTGGGCTGAGAAGTATCGGTATGGCATCGCCTACAACACAGAAAGAAACCTCCACATTGCAACCGAAGCCCTCTACCACCAAAGCAAAGGCCGGAAGGTGCTTATCATCGTCAATTGGGAAGAACATGCCAACCTGCTGATGGATGAATATCTGGGACGTGAAAATTGTCTCTTCTTGCACGGCGGCATGTCCGCCCAGAAGGCCCAAGAAATCAAAGACGAATTCATTGCCACCAACAAAATCCTGATTGGCACGCCAGTGGTGGACTTGGGGTTCAACGTGCCGACGATTGACGTGCTGATTATGGCCGCTGGGGGCAAGGCTCATGGCCGTCAACAGCAACGCCTTGGCCGAAGCCTTCGCATAGCCCCCGGCAAGCCCTTTGCCCAAGTTATAGATTTCTGGGACGAGGACGATGGCGTCCTTGAAAAGCACAGCGAAGAAAGATGGCGCACGTATACAGCCTTGGGCCAGCAAGTATCAATGCGACAGGTTTGAATGAGTAGCATTGTGGGTATACTGTTCGTGCGAACTCTGACAGCGAGTAAAGGCGGGCAGGCCTTTGGCGACAAATGCAAAGGGAGTTAAAGCCCAGCTTCAATAGCTTCTTGGGCGATGCTCGGCCAATCCGTGAGACGCGTGGCCAAGCGCCCGATCGCTAGCCAGTCAATATACTAGTGGCAGCAGGCACCGCCGCCCGCGTGTGTCCCCTCGCACAGGCTTTATGCCTGCCCCCTTCCCGTCTCGCGTCATAGGCCTGCCCGCTGGAATATTTCGGTGGTCACTCGCGTTAGCGAGTCCACCGGGGCTGCGTTATCGCAGCCCATCCCAACCTCGTCTGGAGGATGGCGTCGGTCAAAGCCCGAGCGAGGCCTGGCTAACGCGGAGGACAGGCACCGAGGCGGCATCCTCTCAAGCTCAAGCCCCACCCGAAGGGTGGGGCTTTTATTTTTCCTCGATGTCGGTCTTTACCTTTTCTCGCGTTAACCAGAAGTCTGCCATATGGAAGAGAAGGCCAAACCAGTTGCGTGTAGAGGGGCCGCCATCAGACCAGGGACCTTCATGCCTACGGATGGCATCGGCAAGTTGCCTGTAACGGCTGTCGAGGCGTGCTTCTATGCGTTTTGCCATTTCCGGGCCGTGGCGCTTCTTGTATCTTTCCGTGGCCCTGAGCAAGTCGTGAAGAATCGAGGTTGCTATCCACCAATCCCGCCATTTGCGTTCGGAATATCCGGCAGCCTTCAGCCATTGCATGGCGTCATCTGTCACACTGAGAAGGCGAAGGATGTGTATCAGCAGGCCACCGGGGCCTCTTTCGTCGGACGGATGGTGCCTGCCGGTAGCGGAAGCGGGCATTTCCCAGAAGGCCGGAGGGGCATGGCGCAGACAATGGAATACGAAATCTTTAAGCTGGGGGTCAACAATTTCATTCGCCCAGTTCAGTATCCTCTGCTTCAGTGTCCGGAGCCGGTCGGAAGCCGCAGTTTGAGCAATATCCGGCATCGAGGATAATGCCTCCTCCCTGATACAAATCAAAGCAGCGGCCACATGCCCAGAATGGCCGCTGCTTTGAGGGCCGTCCATCAGCCCCCAATCTTCTCACAAGCCAGGCTTCCCCGAATTCTTTGATGACCTCGTAGGCTGGTTTTCTTCGAGCCATTGCAACCACCGGCGTTGTTCGTTGACAAATTTGCTTTGGATGGTGCCTGTGCGATGTGACCAGCCCATAGATTCGCTCCGGCCACCCTGCCGGACTTTGTATTCTACACCATGCAACTCCCCTCCGGCCTGCCAGTATTCCTCGAAATGCTTCCGGCACAGCCGGGTTACCTGCTCGTTAGATGTAACAAGCCAGATTCCGGCTTCTTCTTCACAACCTAAAACGGCGCATTTCATAGCAACCTCGGCTGCTCCCATTGCAGCCGCTCTATAGCCATTTGCCAGTATTCTTCGCTTACATCAATGTAAATGCTGGCTCGCCCAAGCCGCATGGCAGCTACAGATGTTGTCCCGCTTCCGCCGAATGGGTCGAGGACAACACAAGGCATAACTTCATCCGTATCGCAATTGCAGGTTTTCTCCCAACCGACAGTAACTCGTTTTTGCATACCTCGCAAAATCCTTGCCTTCACTTCACTGGCGTCTTCAGCTCCGGCAGCAGCATAGTCTTTTTGGGCCTTGCCTTTATATTCACCACACTTGTCCGCTCCACAAGCCCGTTTCCATTCTTCATCTGGCCCGATGGCCTCGACGATGCGCTGGTAAGGTGTACCACATTTCGCACAGCAACCATGTTCGCTGGTGCTGAGCCTAATGCACAATTCGGCCAGCTCGATGGGCATGACTGCGAAATGGGTGCCGCTGAACGGCCTCGGTGGTATAGCCCACACGCTTCGCAAACTCCGGCGGCCTTTCTCCTTGCTGGCCCAGTAGTCATAATAGTAATCACCACTAGGCCTCTTCGTAAGCATAAAAATGTACTCGTGCGTTGTAGTAGGCCGTGACTTGACACTTTCAGGCATGGCATTGCCCACATAAGGTTGAAGATTCTCAAGCAGAACCAGAATTTTCTCTTCCTCTATGCCTGCAGCCTTGGCCGCTTCGGCCACGATGTCTTCGAGCTGCCGCTGACACGAATGTCCTTTCGCCCAGATGACACACTGCCGTAAGTACCATCCGTCTTCCTGTAACGCAAATGCAACCCGCCAAGGCATGCCTATCAGGTCTGTGCGTTTCAAGCCTTTACCTCCGGCATTTGCATATGTATCACCCAAATTCAACCACAAAATCCCGTTATCCCGCAGCACACGCTTACATTCTCGCATTACCTCAACGATATGCTCCACATAAAGCTTGGGGTCCGGTTCAAGCCCTAGTTCGCCATGCCAGGCACCGCACTTGCGGCACACGCGATACTGGATCGGTACATCGCCGGCCCAAGGAACCAGGATTCGTTGCTTGTTTCCGATGAGGTCACCAGAGTCACTGCTTCTACGACGCCAACTGCCGTCCTCCCACTCGTGCTTACACTTAGGGTCACCGCCCCAAATTTGAGCCTGCTGGCCCGAATAGCGCCTTGCCCACAGGTATGGGGGCGATGTTACTATGCAATGGACGCTGTTAGCGGACAACGTGCGAAGGGCCTCGCAGGCATCAGCGCATATGAATGTATGATTCCCGATTGTGCGACGTTTCATGGAAATAAACGGTTAACCTCCTTCGATACTCTCTCTAATGTCACAGCAAATGCTTCTTCGTCTATCTTCCATACTTACGCCCACGAAGAACGAATCCCACACGAGTCGCTATGTATCTAAGATACGGCATCCCAAATTTGTTTCACGTGAAACGTTGATGACAAGTTTCTAGCCAAATTTCTAACAATCATCGCACTTATTAATTCAACTAATCAGCACAGCTAGCGAAACAAGCAACTTCGTAAAATCGTTCGGGCGGCCAGAATCCAGTCTCAAATGGCAGGGCCTCAGCAAACTCTCTATCGCTCTCCTTGTCCCCGAAAACTTGGGCCCTCATGTCCCTCAACCACTCCGGCACACGGCCCATTGAGAGTTCCTGCATCGTTTCATGCCAGTTTTCGCCGTGCCAATAGCATAGGGCCATTATAGCCATGCCTATCTGGGGCTTGCGGCAGGCGCACATTTGGTCGGGATGATGGGGGCAGTAGACAAATAATAATTCAGCCTTGCGTGTTTGAGAAAGCGTCAATTTGACCGGCAGCAAGAGCGGGTAGGGCCATCGAGCAGCTTGTTCGCACGTCCACGTCGCCCACAACGGCGGAGTGTAATCCGGAAGCAATAACAAGGAGCAAGACTTCGCAATTTGCATTGCAACCTCGTGAGTAACTGATGCCAGTTGTTTAGGTGTTATCTTTCGACGGGCCACGCCACTCTGGTTACTCACTATGGCAATTTTGATACCCTTCTCTAAAGCTTCTATTATGCCTTCCGCTCTATATGAGATTAACTCAACCTTGAGAGGGTCATTGCAATACCCGACATCCTTCATTATCGTGCCGTCACGGTCAACAAACCAGACTTCATTCACGTCCGGCCTCCCCCTCCCCGTACTTCTCTTCGTAAGCCTCGCGCCGAACTTCTTCCGCGGCCTGCTGTATTTGTTTCGGGCTTACGCCTTTGGCTTTAATCTCGGCCTCAAGGGCCTGCATGGTCGTCTCCAAATCGAGGCCATCAATCCGGTCTGCGATGTTTTCCAGGACCTCAAACACAGCATCAGTAATCTCCCAGAATGCACGGTCAATACGGCGGATTTGATGGGCTGGGGCGACGCCATAGCTTACCGCTTGACGCACCACATCCTTCAAGTCTTGTTCTACTGAAGCCAAGACTCTGAGCAACGCCCTCAACCTACCATGCCATTCCACAAATACATAGTCTTGCATTTCATTAGCCTCCTTTCGTATGGCAAGCTCATCTGACCGTTGCCGGTTACGTGGTCAAACATTGTCAACCGGCTTCCGCCGCCTGAGGGACGGTAATCTCCTCAGTGAACCGCCACAGGATGTTTCTGGCGGCCACTAAGTCGGCATGGTCAATATACCCACATTGCCGACAGCGAAACATCCTGCCTCGGCGGTTCGACTCCTCGATGTGGCCGCAGGCTGGGCACCGCTGGCTGGTATACTGCGGCGGCACGACATGGAAGCCAACACGGTTGACTTCGCATGTCATGCGCAACCGCTCCAGCGCGTAACGGTAGCACCAACCACCGAGGAGGCAGCGAACTGCTTTATTTAGCTTACGGTCTTGTTTGGTTCGCTGCAGCACGTTATGCAATCTTTCGGCCACGACGCAGCTAGGTTGAAAAGCTTTGAGCAGGTTCTTGACTTGTTCATCAATGTAATGCCTCAACCGGCGTCGAGCTTTCTTCTGGCGCTTGGAGCCATGTTGTTTCCGCGCAACCTTTTGTAGAAGGTCGCCAATCTGCAGACCAAGACAGCCAGCGTGGGCAAAGTCGGCACAGGCAAATAGACATGAACTTGCCCCGATGTCTACAGCAACGGGGTGTGACGTATCATCTGCAGGTTTCTCATCCTTCTCGAATACTACCGTCACAGTGCGTCGCTTTACATCAATAAGCAGTCCACTATGCTGTTTCCAGCCTTCAGCTACGAAGCGGTTGAAATGTTTGTTGGCTTTCAGGGGCAAGTCCAAGCGTAATTTGTTGCCTATGCACCGCAGCTCAAGCCAGTAATCAAAGCTCTCGGCCTCTTTGGGTTGCCGCAACCGCGCAATGGTGCATTGAGCTTGTATCTTAAGCTGCTTATATTCAGGCTTTGTTTTCCGGCCTCGCTTGCAGGCAACGCGGACTATACCAAGGGCCTGCTGTGCAGCCACCTTCTTCATGCGATGAGTGAACCAATCCACAGGACAGGCATTGACTACTTCGGTTTCAGGAAAGCGGCGGAGGCCGTGTTGCCAATACCAGTCTATGAACCAGTTAACGGCACGACGGTAATCTTCAGCTATCTTCTGCAGGATAGCCAGCTTGGCTTCCGTTGCTTCTTTGAAGCTAAGCTTGCTACTCCTTAAGATTGTCATCGCCGTGCCTCAGGGCCTCTAAAGCACGTTGCGCACGGTTTCGTGCGCCTCGACGGCCATATATGCGGACCGCCATGCTGGTAACCAAATCCACAAAGTCCTGCCATAAGTCGTCTTTGAATTCTGTTTCATCTACCACCGTAAGCTTGCGGCCACTGGCAGACAACGCTGCCTCTATAAACTCAACACCGAAACGGGCCAAGCGGTCTCGGTGTTCTACGAGGATATGGCGAACATTGGGGTCGGCCAACAGCTTCAACAGCTTCTTCCGGCGACCGTTGAGGCCCGAACCTATCTCTGTGACAATATCCGCAATTCTCCAGCCGCGAGCATTGGCGTAAGTCACAAGCCGTTCAACCTGCCGCTGCAAGTCTCCACGCTGGTTGCTGGACGAAACACGAGCATAAATCACTACAGCTTCATCTGTTTGTGTTTCCTCATCGGGATAGACCAATATGGTCCCCGAAGGCATCTGCTCAGCCCTACACGGCAAGCGTCCTTGCCTAAACCATCTCCATGCCGTGCGATAACTGATGCCTTGCTGCTTGGCCCAATCACTTAGCTTCATGGCGGTAATATATTATCACGTTTGGCATTGCCTGTCAATAGACAGACTGCCAGTTAAGTCCCCTCAAATCGGCAACTGTGTATTGTCCCTGTCCTCACTGACATTGCCCTTGTGATACCACCACTTCTAGACAGCCTCAGGCATCACGCAAGCGCTTTTGTACCTCAACAATATCAACACCCACAGGCCCATAATCTGGCCCGGCCCACGGGTTCTTCTCGTCCCACCAACCGTATTGCCAATCCGTCTGCCACCAGTATTTCAGATTATCCGGGAAATCAAAAGGCCTTCGGACATGGCCGAGTACTTCCCAGCCCGTAGGAGACCCAGCGTTGTATTGCAGGATATATATTGCCCTGCGGCCTCGAATGAGTATCACATAGCCAGAAAACGTCGGCCCCCACAGACGCTTAGCAGCCGTGATTAGCGCCTTCCGCAAAATCTCGGCCACACGGACAAGCCTGTCTTCATCGCGGTCGTGAGACTCAAACAAACGCCAGTATTCGTCCTCCACATCCTCGAAGGTTGTCCAGCAGAATGGATTGTTTCTGTAGAAGGCCTTCATATCTTCAGTTGCCATGCTTGTCTCCTCCTTTTCTCCGCACGATTTCATACATAGCCCGTGCACCTTGGACATACATGAAGACACGAACAAGTTCCCAGATTATGCTCGGCAGCTTGTGCAGCGGCCCAGAGCCATATATCTCGCCACCTTTAAGGTTCAAGGACGTGCCTTCAAGCAGAGATATGACGACACGATGAAGTCTGGTGCCCTCGGCCACTTGCAGGCCGTCGAATTCCAAGTTGCTAACAATCAAGCCGCCGTCGGTGACTATGTATTCGCCATTGGCCGCTTGCCGAACATACAATGTCAACTCATCGCGGTGCACGTCAATAAAGGGCAAATGCACCTCTACTTGATTGTCTTCTGTTGCCCAGACTAAAGTCCACTCATCGAATAGCTTTATGAGCAAGTTTTTTGACGGTGCTCGCCAGCGAAGTGGACGAAAGCATAAAAACCCTACCCCCACTGATTGCATGATATTATCAATCGGCTTCGTACAGCTTGCGCAATAGCGGCTCCAATTGGTCAACAGGGTCGTCTTCCAGCGAACGCAAAACATGCAACACGACTTGTTGCCATTCGTCGCTTGTTATCCCACGATTGCTGCTCATGCTTCGTCCGATGTATTTATACCACCATATCTTCAGATCTGTAGGTTTATACCAGAAGTTTGGGGCAGCGCAGCCAACCGCCCCAACATCAGCCCACCAGCGCGGCGGCCTGCAAGACGGACAAACAGGGTGATGCTCAACTACTTGCCAACCTTCTATAAGACGTTCGTATTCCCGCCGCCACCTATCATACTCAGGATTCGGCGCAACTTCGAAAACACGCATACCCGGTTCTGGCGTCTCAGGATTCTTCTCCAAGAACAGAGGGGGTTCCTCGCCGATTTGAGCTAGGATTTCTTTCTCAACCTCTTCAGCCGTTTTGCGGACTCCGTTTTTTTCGACAATGAATGCCGATGGTGGACATGTGCACTTGCCACCTGAACACCAAGGGCAGTCGCCCCGCTCGCACCAGCAATAATTGCGCATCATGAAGGTGTTGTTCATAAACGGCCAACCATAAGCTGGCATTTCATCTTGAGGATTCTCACTGAAGCGAGCTATTAAAGCCGACGAGATCTGGTATAGCCCCGACTTGACAAAATCTGGGACTTCGCATGGACCGATTCTATTGCCCGCGAAGAGCAATTGCCCTATCTCCGGTACAAATGGCTGCTGCATTTTCGTTTCCCCTCCTATTTTATTCAATCTCTGTTCGTCTCCCAAACCATGTTGTGGCCTCGCGGCGCTATCGGCAACAACATCGCCTCTGCCCATAACCATGCACGTACCAGTGCAAGCCTTCGGCCACATTCTCTCCACTTTCGTAGCTGGCTTCATCCATCGCGTTCATGTTCGACCGCTCGCTTAGGGCCAGTATTCCCCCCTGCGCCACGATAATCCCGCAAGTATCGCCTCGCCAAAACATGGACAACCGCCGCCCGATACTGCCGCGCGAGCACCCGTTGCCGCCGAAAGCTCGCTCCCTGCAGCGCCCGTAGCCCCGCCCGCTGGTATGCAGCAGCATTGCTCAGCAGCCACAATACTCGCTCAGCTATCTCCTGCGCCCCCTTCGCTTGCACGCACCACGGCAACACATCCGCATGTTTCCTGCAGCCCGATACTACCACGGGGCGCCCGAACCCCAACACATCCGCCGCCGCAGCCGATTGGTCGGGTTCGTCCACATCATCCGCATACACGAATATATCCGCCTGCTGCAAAGCCCGCTGCAGCTCCTGCTCGCTCCATCGCCCTCGCAAAAAGTAGTCAACCCCCGTGAGCAGCGCCTGCGTTCCGCCCGCATCATCGCAATGCTCCATCAATACCAGCGCGCGTTCCTTATCCGCCATGCTCGCCAACAACCTCCAATTCCGCTATCTCCGCCTGCCGCCCCTCGCGCGTCAAGTCCGCCGCCTTGTGCACGCTCCAAATTATCTCCCCCTGCCAACCGCGAGCACGCAGCTCCTCAAACACAGCCGCCCAATCATCGTGATAATACGGATGATATTCGACGATCACCGCATCCGCTTCTGCAATCGCGTCCGCGTCCATCCTCGCGTAAAACACCCCTGCCGCCCGCGCTACCCGCCGCCCCGCCTGCTCCACACCACACAGATAGCGCTCCGGCCCCGCTATACACCACCTCGCCTCGCTTGCCTTCAGCATCGCTCGCACTGCGAGCATTATCGTGCGCTCGCGCACCGCTCGCGTTTCGCCCCGCGCCATGCACCACAGTATCGGCGCGTAATCCCTAAACGCCTCCGGCGCTATCGTGCGCCTGCTCGCCACAGCAACCGTCGGCACCTGCATCGCCTGCGCCGCGTGCAAAATGCCATTATCCGCCGTCACAACAACCCGCGCCGCAGCGAGCAACGGTAGCAGTTCTCGCACCGTCCGCGTTTGCCCCGTCCAATTCACCGCATCTACTCCACCCAAGTCTACGCGCTCGCTGTGCACTACCACCGGTATCAAGCCTGCCGCCCGCATCTCCGCAGCCGCAGCCGCTACTTGCTCCTTGCTCATACTGTATTCTGGCGCGCTGTGCTTCCACGGCGCTATTATCCCGTGGCCTCCGCCAATCTCCATCCGCTCGATATCCGCCCCTATCATCGCCGTTGCAGGCGCCGCCTGCCGCTCCAACCCAATCTCCGCGAGCAGCCTATCCAGCATCGCCCCGCCGCTCGCATCATGCCACGCAAAGCTCCTGCGCCCCGCCAACCGAAACACCTCACCACGCCCGCTCCCCGATAGCAACGGTAACAACTCCAGCTCACTAACATCAAAATCCGATACGCTCCATCCGCGCACCGCCGCTTCGCCCCGTATCTCCCGCCGTATCGCCGTCGCTATGCCCGCAGCCTCGCAGTGATACCCCACAGTCGCCGCTATCAGCGCATCCCCTATCCCCTGGGGCGTCACTATCAGCAGCTCGCTTGGCGCCCGCTTGCCCGCGTCGCTATCCCTGTGCCCCACGCGCATAACCGTTATCGTCGCCTTCGGCATCGCACCTCACCGTTGACCACTTAGCTTTTCTCAATTGTAAATCCGTATGCTCGATAGCGCTTTGCTATTTCGTCTAAGTAACTCGCAAGAACGAATACATCATCAATATTAATCGGATGCTCAAGCAAGATAAGGCCGTCTTGGCGATGTACCGCAACAACAATCGCCTGTAGTGGAGGAGAAACACCAATAGCAGCAGTACACAACTCCTCGCTGACTTGTCGTACTGCCAAACCACAGCACAAACCGGTAATAGGCCGATAGGCACAGACTCGAACGTTGGCCCCAGCATCAATCCGAACTTCCCAAGGCAGAATACTTGGCGAGTCGGCTTCTACCTTATGTGTCAACTCTAGCATCCAGTCTTTTCTGCTTATGCTTAGCACGATGTCATGCCAATCGGGTGTGGAAGGACACAGGTTTAAAAGCACTTCGTCACCCTCTGGTCTGAACGACACACTACCATATTGTTCCTTTAGGCAAACACACCACCAATCTGCAACAAGTGAGGACATACTCGTCGCCTCCCTCATTAACATTCTCGCGATTGCTCGGCCCATATCTTAACAGCGTCCTCAAATAGCTTAAACGGTCTCACTCCAACTACCGTCATCACGGGCCTCGTCGTAGGTATCATAATAGGGCGGGTCCCAACCGTATCCTGCATTATCGAGCAATATTCGCACTCCTAAGGGATGGTGGATAGTCACGGTATTCGCACCAAGAGAGCACATCACGGGCGAGTTTATCCAGCACTTCCAGGCCTGCTAACAGCAGTGGATTCTCTACCCCTTCCTTTAGCCTAGAGACGGCCATTCTCAACTCTTTGGCCTTCATCTTATACCATTGAAGCTTCTCGGCGAGGAATTCATAGGGCTTCTGTGTTGGTTTCATTTTAATCTCTCCTTTTGTGAGCTTTGAGGGGCCTGCATCCGGCCCTTTTTCACATCAGAGATATCTCTCGCTTTGTCTTTGCTCGTCTCCCAAACTGTGCGCCAGATGGCATAGCGGTGAAACCAATCTTCGTAATTAATACCTCGCAAACGGCTCAGGGCAGATATTCTGGCCTCAAACTCAGGTTCAGTGCGGGCCAGACAGCACATCAAAGCAAAGAAAGAACGGTTAATGCCCAAGGCACAGGCGATACATACCGACCGGCCAGCACGTAGCATCATGTTCACGGTATCAACGAGGAAAGTTATCGACTTGCGTGTTGGTGGCATTCCGGGATTATCATGCCAGCCAAGGCATATCACCGGCACATTCCAACGGTCTATCTCATCCCGAAGCTCCTCGGAAGCGTATTGGGCAAATTCCTCACAGTCGCCGCAGTAAATAAGCAGGTCCAGTTGCTTGGGCTCGATGGCCAACCCTTCCTCGCGCGGCGCTATGGCACCCCAGTAAAGGTTCTCGGTGACACGAATCATCTGGCATTCTCCTTCAGGATTTCACACACTTCTTCAATGATTTCTAAACTTTTGTCGCTGGAACCTCTAATTGACTTGGCCAGAGATTCGATTGTTTTGCTTACGCTAGCACAGACATGCAGAGCATCTATCAAATCATCCATGAACCGCGCTTCTGCTGTCCCTTCCCACAGAGCCCAAACCAATTCATTTAATCGACGCTTGATAAATGTCGTGCTCTCGCGGAGACTGTTTATACCGGTCTCTATATGCCCAAAATCCTGTTCCATCTGCTGCATAGCATCCAATACTTGCTTCAATTTACTGGATAGACAATTCATTCTCGGCACGCCCCCTTTGTGGTGTTTTCCCCTTTAAGCTGAGACTCGTCTGGGCTACATTCGGGTTTGCTAGGCCCGACGTAGATAATTACTCGGTTAATATTCTCTGTCGGGATATTCATAGAAAACTTCGTCCGTTTCAACTATTACCGGCGGCTCCAGCTTGACTGTGCCGGAAACAACCCGCCTGGCCTGCTTTGACCTCGCAAGGCACCTGCTTGGCACATCCAAGTCCTATTAGGATAGTTGTAACAATAGCCACCAAGAAGCAAACAATGAACGTTGTTGGCACTGAAGACGAACTTGCCATCAATAGTCACCCCCTTCCTGAAACAATCCGCTCAACAAATGTCTTCCGGTGCAGTGGCGTAAGGCCATGTTCACGCACAGCACAGCAATGTTCGGGCGTCGGGTAGCCTTTGTTGCTGGCCCAATTGTATTCAGGATAGATTTCATGCCAGAGCTTCATCAGGTGGTCACGGAAGACTTTGGCGATGATACTGGCGGCGGCCACGGAATAATACTTGTCATCGGCATCAACTTCAAAGCGTAGGTCGTCGCCGAGGAACTGGACGCCCATAACATTTTGCTCTATCTCGTCCCAGACTTTGTAACGTGGCCCATCTACCACCACCTCGTGGTATATTTGCTCATCCAACATAAAACCAATTTCCCACATTTCAGCCGTGACTATGCCGTATTTGTCAATCTTTCGGACCGGAATGACTTTGATTTTAGCTACACCCGATTCAAGCAATCGCGGATATAAGGCCTCGCGCTGCTTTTCAGTAAGTTTCTTACTGTCTTTTACGCCTCCGATATGTTCGCATGGGTGATAAGCCGCTATTACAAGTGGCCCAGCAATAGCTGCCCGGCCCGCTTCGTCAATACCCCAAGCATCATCAAGTATCACTTCCGGTTCATCCTTTCGCTGATGTAAGTTAGAACATAGGCTACCAAGCCAACTGCCAGCAAGAATACTGCGACTGCCGCCCCGAATATTACGTCAGCAGCCAAGCCTCCCAAGACGGCAACAATTAGCCTGACCGGCAAGCCAGAAGTGGAATAGTAGAAGCATATCGCCGTGCCAATCAAGAAAACAAGAAGCGACAGGGCGATAAAAATCACCGGCGCAGCACTGACTTTGGGTTCCTCAGGTAGATACATATGATAGAAGCTCCTTTCCCCGCGCTATTCAGGATACTTGGCTTCGGCCCAAGAACACCACCAGCAAATCCACATGTTCCCCTCGTCAACAACTGGGCCACCACAGGCTTCGCAAATCCCCTGTGCGTGGGCAGGCCAGATGTTTAGCTCGTGGAGGATGTCTGTTGTCTTCTGGGCATCAGCCTCAAATGCGGCCTCCAGTGACTTGTGAAGGGCCGAAAGCGTGACATCCAAACCGGTCCTGCGGGCATAGTCATACAACTCACGATACCACTCGATGTCTTCGTTGCCCTTAAAGGCCTCGAAAAGGCGCTTCAAGCACTTTTCCTTGAGCCTCCGGTCAAGCCTATCGGAATAGGCTATCGCCGTGATGTTGATATCATTGACGATTACATCGGGCACCGTGCCGCCACTCCTTTCTGTTTTGGGCTTTCTCATAAGACACTATACCCACTTGCGCGTCAAGCTAAACCTTCGGCCTCATCGTTATCTTCGGGTTGCTGGGCAGGGGCTTCCTCTTCTTCCCCAGCCTCGCGAATGATTTCGGTGATGTCGCTGACCACGCCAAAGCCGAAGCAAAATTTGCAATGCGGGTCAGGCAGCCATTCGTCGTATGAATCAAAGTCGTCAGGATAAACTGCACCAGGCGGCATACATCGGGGGCAGAGATAAACATCGTCGGGGCATTTCATGAAGCGTTGCCAGCCTATGTGGCGGCGTTCCTCCGGCGTTAAGTCTTCCCATTCATCCATGATTGGCAATAGCATCTTTCATCGCACGCTAAAATCCCACTCGATAGCGTGCTTCATAAGTTTACTTCGGGCCACGGCTACGTCAATGATGAAACCTTCAACCTGCGCCCAGAGGTCTGTATCACCCAAGACCCGCTGAAAGCCTATCGCCATGCCGCCTTCAATTGGATGGATGATCGGCGATAGCAAGAGGACAGAAGTCCACTGAAGCATGTCATGCAAAAACTCGGCCTCGTCCCAGGTATCCAGCTTGACGCTGAAAAGAGGGAAGACACGGATTACCCATTGCTCAGCGGTGTATTCGTCCTGCTCGACAAACACCACGAAGTCGCCATCCTCGGACTCCACGCGGAAGTATAACCGGCCATTTTCCTCCACACAGGCCACGCTACGGTTCTCCAGAAGGTTCTTCAGCTTCTCCTTGAGTGTCTTCTTCTTGGGCATCGGTATCACCCGTCAGGATTTCGTATATCGTCCTGGCCCTTTCTTTGGTCTTCTCGCCAAGGGCTATCTTCAATACCTCGGCGATGAGAGTATCATACTGGGGCCAGGGTTGCAACTGGCGCATCATATCCAGTAGAAGGCGAGTGAACCGGACAAAACCCTTGGGGTCAATGTTATGGCGAGTCATCAGGTTGGCAAGCTGCTTGGGGTTGATACCCTCCATCAGGCCACGTGTCTCATCGCGGTTGTAAAGGCGGAAAAGCCGCACAACACATTCTGGGGCCATAGCAAAGTTGAAAGCATCATTATCCAGCAGCCAGCCCAGATACTTCGTGCCGGTTGTAAGGGGCCGGAACATGCCAATAGACCAGAGGATTTGCATGTTTTTATCCTGGCTGCGTAGACGGAAGATACGGGTTGTGCCAATGCCAAATTTGTGACGCAGCAGGGCACCAATCAGCATAGCTACAAGCTGGCCGTGATAGGCGGTAAATGCTGCTTCTTTGTAGATTTCAAGCAGTTCAGATGGCTGCAGGCTATCTATCTCAAATGCTGGCCGTTTGAGGAGCTGGGCCAGCATCTCGACGGCCTTCTGCCGTATCTTCTCGCTGTCCATAAATCTCCTCCTTTAACCAGTCGAGCATTCCTTGTAGTTCTTCTATTGATAGCTCTTTCAGGCTCGTTTTGCCGTAGTTCATCGCAATGTAAGCGTGGAAGATATAGTTGGCCACTTCTTTGCCCCAGATTTCCGTGCCCACGGCCCAAAGCTTCCTCAGAAGTCTACGTCGAAATTCCAGAGTATCTTCGGCTTCTTGGCCCCTTCCCGATTGCCGTGACACTTCCATGCCTCATCACCACGGTAGTAGACATGATACCAGTCGAGTCCCATCAAAGCATAAATACCCGCCTCTATCAAATGCTGGTTGTCTATATCGCCGAAGGGCAACTGGCCTGTAGCACATTTCCGCTCTATCTTGCGCCAATATTCGGCTTCATCGGCATTGCCCTTGCCAGTTACATACTTTTTCATCTGCGTGGGTGAGTATTCCAGTCCCAAAGAGATAGCTGGGTATCCAAACCACTCATTGCAGGTTCGGTAGGTATAATCGTAAAGGACAAACTCAACTATGTGCAACAATCTTTCGAGAGGTTTATCCGGTGAACGGTCAAACTGCCGCTCAAACACGACAAAAGATACGGGCTCAACTGCATGGCCCTCCCCAAGGAACTTCTCTATGATTTCACTGCCAACCCGTCGGGCAAATGTAAGTATGTCCTCACCACGTTTCCTTTTCAGCACCAATTTCTTGTGCACTGCACTCTTCCCGCTGCTCAGTCCCACTTCCAGCAGTATCGCCGCGAAGTTTTTCGTGCCAGGGTCTATTCCCAGTGTCCGTTCCCGCTTCTCCTCGGGTTGCATTGGACTGAGCCTCCTCTTCGATGTCTTTTAGGGCCAGGGCGGCCAGTTTGGTGATGTCCTCGGCCCGGAAACGGCCCTGTTTGACCGCCTCAGCAATCTTGAGATTGAGTTCCCAGAGGGCATCCAATGCCTTGGGCGTCAGGCCATACTCTCGCTTGACAAAGGGATTATAACCGGCAAGCCAAAGGACTCGTTCAAAAGGCGTCACCAAGACTTCAGCCAGACGCTTCAGGAATTCGCCCTCCTTGCCCCATCTAATCCAAGGCAAGGCCCGAAACCGGCGATATATGCCCGTGAAATGCAAGCCCACCTTCTCGCCAAGCTCCTTCATCCCGCCATACATTTCTGCGGCTTGCGTCACAAAAGACTTGAAACCTTCAAGTTCTACGACTCTTCGTCGAGACATACCTGCTCTTCCTCCTTCACGATTAGCATTTCCCACTGGTCGGGGTTTTCAATCCTCAAACGGTTGATGTAGTCATAAAATTCGCTGATGGAGTAGATGGGTTCGGTGCAGACGGATTTGAGCGGGCAATCGCCACAATCTTCCTTCATGGGCGGCAGCATATCGGCATCCCAGCAAGCGTTGAGTTCATCGCACAAAGGTTTATAGTCCGGCAGCTCGTTGGGGTCATGCGGCAAAACTTCGGGTGTGCCTTCTTCAACATCAATGAGCAGTGTAACGGGCCGGAGTTGGGCACCGTATTCCTTGGCGGCCTGCTGGTAATAGAAACCCATCTGGCGAAGCCAGTATGGCTGATATTTGCCGCTCAGATAGCCATTAATCACATGGCGGGAACGGAAGGTTTTGATTTCAATGACATAAGGCGGGTTGGTCATCGGCAATAGCACATCGCATCGGCCACTGATACGGTTCTCGCGGTCTATGAAAAACTTCTCTACGGCCACTGGTGTGATGTTTTGTGTTATCCATTCCTGGACGGCCTCGTGTATGGCCTTGCGTAGGGAGAATTTGCGTTGAAGATTCGGGTCAAGGCGAAGCTGGACACCCTTAGCCCGCAGTATCTGTAACCTCTGGCACCAGTGAAGCGTAGAAGCATTCCAGAGGGTATCTTCCTCAGGCCATTTGATGGGTTCACGGGGCGTTAGCGTCTTAAGAAAATGCACTATGTCCTTTGGAGTTTCATGCATCCTAAAAAATACCTCCTCAGCTCCGGGTCACGGTGCAATGTGGCAAGAAGTTCTCTGACGTGCTGAGCCTCGGCATAATCAAGCTCACTTATCAGCCTGTCCAGTTCGTCCAATGAGATTTGCCCACGATGATAATCATGGGCTGCCAGTAGAGCTGCTGTCACTGTTGGACTTGGCCGCATTCTCCATCGCCTCCCTCGCCAGCACCTCAAACAATGGCAATGGTATTACGGCAAATGCTTGGCGCATGGGCTTGAAGCCTATCACCAAGACCGGGTAACGGCCTTGGCGAAGGGCTTCAGCTTCAATCTTCTCAAGCCATTTGCGCTTCACGGTAATTGAATCTTTGGTTGTGGCTTTTGCCTCGATAAGGAACGGCCCCCAAACTATATCACCTTTGATATTGGCACCACCGCTGCGGGCAGTGCGGGCAGCGCCAAGTGCTTCAGCAATCGCTTTTTCAAAATCCTGGCCGGTGGGCATATCCCTCAGCTCCCTAACCAGATATAACCTTACCAAGGGCTTCGTAATAAGCATCGAAAGCTTCTTGCACATCGAGGACGCGCAGGATGGCTGCTTCACCCTGATACTTTTCGCCTTTGTATTCATACCAGGAACCACGGCGCGTTACCAAGCCGCAAAGGATGGCCCGCCGGAGGGCTTCTACATGTTCGCTGAACGTGCCCCGTGGGAAGACGTGGCTTTCGAGGTAGAGGTCAAACCGGCCACGTTCGCCGATAGCAGGGGCCACCTTGCTCTTGATTATCTCCCACTGGATGGCAATGGCGTAAGCCTTCTTATGCTCAACGCCGCCGTGCTCGATGGTGACTGTAAGTGTTTCGAGACGGGACAGGCGAATGATGAGGCCTGCGATGTATTGCTGTCCCCGGCCACCAGTCATCTGCGGGCCACCAAAACCTGGATTGTCGTAAAGGTGCTGTGTGAAAAGCAGCAACGGTGGTTCGTCGGGCATGAATGAAGTGAGGCTGTTGAAGAAACGATTCATGATGACGGCCTTCACGCCGTGCGACTGGGCTTCTTCAAGCTTCTTCTGAACTTCTGGGCTGGGCCGGAGACTGGCAAGGCTGTCCACGATGATGCAGCTATAAAGACCCGTTTGCAGTTGCTCACGGACTATCTGCAAGGCATCTTCAAGGGCAAGGCTTCGGTCCAAGACAAGTGTATCATCTACCGGCAGGCCACAATCCCTTGCCCATTCATACTGAGAGTCAAAGGGGCCTTCGGCATAGACCAGAAGCACCGGCTTGTTGAGATGTTCATGAGCCTGGCCCGCAATGTGGTAACACAGGCTGCTTTTGCCGGTGCTTTCACGACCCTGAACGATAACCGGTATGCCAACGGGTATGCCGCCCCGCAGGGCTTTGTCGAGGCCGATTATACCTGTTGGTATGCGGTGAATATCGCTATGTTCTGAAGCCCTACGGAGCAGTGGCTTGCCATATTTTCGCTGCAAATCTGTATTGATACGTTGCAGTATGGCATCCAAATCAACTTGTTCCGGCATCGCCAACCTCCAGCTTGCTCAGGAATTCGGGGTCTTGTTCGTGCTTCTGCCTGCACCAGACAACGAACTTGCTTATGTCAATTGTAGACCAGTTGCTTATATCGGCATTAGGATGGCCAGTCTCTTCGATGAATGCCTTTGTTGCGGGGCCGATGTAGCGCTTCCAGTCTTCGGGCAGCTTGCCGCCGTTGAGTGTCTGAATGCCAAAGCCGAGCCTGCCTTCCAGTTCATGGGGCCGCATGGCACGAGGGGAAGGTTGCGACGGTTCTTCACGTGGCGCCTGGCTGGGTTGCGGGGCAGGTTTGCGGTTATCACCACTGCGCTGCTGGTAACGGTTATCAGCGTCCACAACCTCTTCTGCTGTGGCAAGGCCCATGCCGGGAATGATACCAACGCCAAAGGCTGCTATCACACGGCCACGGGCAGAAGTGACAGCATTTTCGAATGGGTTAGTGGCATCAACTTGGCGTTCCCTCTGGTCGGGAGGAGCTTCGGCAAGTGAAAAGTCCGCCGTGCCCACATCTTCACGTGTGCCAAACAGGTCACTTGTTATCCGCAAGCGCACAATGAGGAAGCGGTCTTCGCGCCGGATTTCGACTATCTCTTCGTGATAGTGGGCATCGGCCTCCAGATGGGCATCTACAAAAATGCGAATGCGGCCATCTACGGTTAGGTAGGGATTCCAGACCACTTCCCACTGGTCACGGCCAACCTTACGGCGACGTGAAAGGGGGATGATATAGGGCCAGTAATCAGCTAGCGACTTCTCTGAGCCCGGCCATGCTGGCACATCCTTAAGGGCTTCCCGCAATTCATCAAGCGAAGGATAATGGTCCCATTCCAACCGCTTAGTTCGCATAAACTATTCCTCCTTGGGCTTAACGAGTTGCACATATGGGCGGCCAGTGGTCTTGAACTGCTCAAGTTCCTGTTCACTAAGCTGGCCGCTGTCCATCAGTTGTTTCAATGCCTTGCGGTCGAGGACTTCTTGAGTCTTGATGGCCTGTCTGAGGCCACGAGCCTTCAAATAGGCAATAAGCCTGTCTTGGTCGTAAGAAGTCCGACCGGCAACCACGGTAGCCCAGCGCGACGGCTTGAGCTGTGTCTTCTGCCAGATGTTAAGAATTTCCTGGGCCACCCTGCTTCGCTCTTCCTCAAGCTGGCTGATTAGGTCAGTCAGGTCAAAATACCTCTTCGCCAGATTGTCCAGTTCCTGCCGGATGGCCTCCACATTCTCCGCCGCCTCGCTCAATTGCTCCTGCGTCATGGCTATCAGCTCCTTTCGTTTCCAGTATATCCATTATCTCGCTGCGCAAAACCTCGGGGCCATGCAAGGGATGAACCGACGTGATTAGCAGGCTGCGCTTGTAGAAGGTGAGCTTAAGCCGTTGCTTGGGGCCGTGGCGGTTCTTGATAACGTCCACGTAGAAAGGCTCCTCGGTGCAGACCTGATTGTTCTGCTGGTATTCATCGTTAAGCTGGGGTCGGTAAAGGCCCAGCAGAAGGTCAACGGCTTCTTCAATCTGGCCGCTACCGCGAAGCATGTCAATTTCCACGTGCTCCTTGCCAGTGCCACCCCGGCGGCTAAGCTGGTGCAGGAATATTATTAAAAGGTTAAGCTCCTTTGCCAGGCGTGCGAGGTCGCGGATGAGGTTGCTGAGCTGGACGTATTCGGTGTCACCTTTGGCCCGCATCAGGCCGAGGTAGTCTATCCAGACTATGCGGACGGGCAGCCTGACTTCTTCGGCAAGCTTAGCGATGGCCCCCTTCAGGCCTTCCACGTCAAAAACGCCTTCCACTACATAGAAATCCGAATACAACGTTGTGATGAGAGGCTGAAGGTTACGACCAAAAACTTCTTCGTTCAAAATGTTGAAGTCCTTGAACTCATCCTCGGCCTTCCGGATGGCCGCATCCAGATAGGGATACATATGCGGTATGACATGTCCCAGAGTGATTCGTGCCATGCGGTAGGCGATTTCACTGTAGGGCTGTTCAAGGGTGAAGAAAACCTGGCTGTAAAGGCCACGTGACCAAGGTGCCAGGTTGAGGGCATACAGTGTCTTACCCACATTAGTGCGGGCTGCTATGCCTATAAGATGACCGGCGTGGATACGTTGAAGGACTTCTGGTTCAAAACCCGGCCAGCGGAGGTTGATTTCGTGTTCTTGGGCTATCTCGGCAGCCATGTGCCGAAGGATGGTGACTGTATGTTCGCTTTTAACTACATTCACCGAGACAGCCCGGCCACTCAAAGCCTGCTTAACCAGGTGCGTGCTTTTACCCCAACGCTTGGCTAATTCTTGGATAATATCATCACGAAGCAGGGGATTGTGTATCGTCTGGAGAAGTTGCCGGGCCTTTTCGTATTGTTCGGCCTGGGTGCCGGAAACGATGAAGTCCAGCATGGCAACTTCGGGTTCATTGGGCGATGCAAGGATTTCCTTGAGCCTGTCGGGGTCGGTATCATTGGCATCGCCTTCCGGCACAGCAACAAGCACCTTTACTTCGGCATCAAAACGGCGAATGAGGTCTATATTGCGGCGAGCCAGTTTCCAGTCCGTTGCTGATTTGTTGTCGGGCACTAGGATGATTTGGCGGGCAGCTTGGGTGAGCTTCTTGAGCTGATAATCATTGAGCTGGCCGCCACAAAGAGCCACAACCCTCGGATAGCCCGCCTGCACGATACTCATGCAATCAAAATAACCTTCGCAGAGGTAGAGAGGCTGGTCTTTGTGCTGCCACAAAACTTGCTCATTGAACAAATAACGACGACGCTGGAAGAAGGGTTGATTGAAGACTTGATAGCGTTTGGTGCTATTTAGAAGGCGGAGAGCATAGGCAACCAGCCTGCCAGACATGTCCATCAGCGGGATGACTATGGCGTCGCGTTTGCTATCATAGCCGAGGCCAAACTGCTTGATTGTCTCGTCTGTAAGCCTGCGTTCATTGCGAAGGTAATCCAGGGCCGTTTGGCCCTTTTTTGACCAGAGGTATTCCTGGCTTTGCTTGACGTAGGCTTCCAGTTTGGCCTGATGTTCCTGGGCTTTTTTGAGGCGTTCCTGCCAGTTATCGTCTAATGGGATACCAGCGAGGCGGGCTGCTTCCCGGACTGCCTCAGAAAAGCTGAGGCCCCTGCGAACCATCAGCCACGTGAATATGTCTCCCTTTGCGTTACAGGTGGCGCCGAAGCAATAATAGAAGTTCTCTGTTACGGCAAAGCTGGGTTCTGTTTCGTAATGAAAGGGGCAAAGGCCCATCCAGTATTTGCCGACGCGCTTGAGTTCAACTTCTTGGCCGATGACTTCAATGAGGTTTATGCGGGCTTTTATCTGCTCAAAGACACTATCAGTAGCAGCCATTGCTGGGCTTCACCTCAAAAGCTTTTGGGCATCGCTTAGCTTCGGGGGTCGCCGTAACGTCGCAGGGCTTCCCGTATCGCGTCAGCATCAAAGTCGTCGAAAGCTTCTATTACGGCAAGGCCGGTCAGGTCATCGCAATAGGTTTCAACATCATATTTCTCATGACCTCTCTGGCAGGCCACAATCACGTTGTGCAACGCCTTATACTTCTCATCTTCGGGCATACCCTTCAACACCCAATTCCAGAACCAATCCCACATGCCCCGCCAAGGCTGGTTCATATGGCGAGCAACACTGGACTCAATGGGCGTGACCATTGTCAGGCGGTCATAGGCATCGGCCAGCTCGACGGGCGATACCGCCTGGCCCTGTAAAGCCTTCTGCCAGGTTTCAGCAGCCCCAATCTTAAGGCCTGCAGGTTCGCCGGGGGCCGCATAGTAGTGACAGGCTTTCAGCAAAACTTCCCCGTAAGCAAGATACCATTCCGGCGTCCAGTGTCGCACACGTTGCTTCTTGATATACCACAGATACCAGTCAGTGACGATACCTATCAGGCCGAGGCCGTAGGTTGTATTCCTTGGCATGCTGCGGGTCAGCAAATCCTCAATCTGCTTGGCTTCGCGGAATTTCTGCTTAATCTGGCGGTAACGGGCCAGATAGCGCAAATGAGTAGGCAGCCGGGATTCAAGTATGGCGATGGGGGCATCAGGCGGCAAGCGCCAGAATTCCTCGGCACACTGGGGCACATACATGCCTTCATCGAGGCCACCGGTGCCCGGATAGGAAGCTATCCTGTATACATCCACTTCTTCATCAAGCTCGTAGCAGATGATGGTCTGGCCGTCTTCTGTCTTGACTCTTATGTGCTTGGGCCGGTTGGGGCCGAGGGGCAGTGACCAGCTTTCCCCTGGCCTCTGAACGATAACCACTTCATCCTGGCCTTTAACTTCTTCATCAACAGAAGCCTCTTCTTCGGCCTCCGATGCCTCCTTCAGGGCAGCAGTCAAATCTATCCCCTGGTTGGGGATGGCCTCCTGCTCACGGATGGTAGGCTTCGTCTTGCGCCTGGGCTTGGGGTCGAGCGTGCCGTAATCCGTGTGCATGTGGATGCCGTTGCCACTTGCTTCCTTCCGCCCGTCAAGCGCCATAACATGTCCCTCGTCACTGATGTAGAAAGTTTTAGCACCCCGCAGTAAGTATAGCCGCATAGCCTGGCCGGTAAACCTCAAAGCCCACCTTTCAATGGCGTCATCCACCCAGCGGAAGCCCGTGCAATAACCATACCAGAAGCGAAGGATGTAGTCTATGGGCCGTTGCCGGGCCTCTTCCAGCAAGTCCCGTGCCTTCCGGTAATCCTGCATCGTCCACCAGGCCAGCTTGCGTCTGCCATCATGTCCCAACTGCGTGGCCCTCTTATAAAGCCAATCCACATACTCCTCCAGCAGGCCACATACCACCCGCCACTCCCCGTTCAACCACGCCAGCACAAGCCCAACAAACCCCTCCACACCCCCTCCCTCTTCCCTGCCTGTGAAAAATTTCACAAGCGCTTGCTTCCATCCTTCCTCAAACCTCTCAAACCTGCCTACCAGCACCTCATATGGGTGACCTCTCCTCCACCCCCAGGCCTTAAGTTTTTCTATTTCCAGATGCTTGGCAAATAACGCAAGGCCCCGGCCCAAACCCTCCACCCCCAGCACGCCCAAAACCCTCCCCCAAAGCTTTTTTCCTTTCCCTCTCTTGTAAGCTATATACTTCTCCCCAAACAGCAATCCCGGCAGGCCAACGGCCTGCTGGCCGGGCCCGTGCCCTCCCTTACTTGCCTTCGAATCAATCGTACTTGTACTAGGAGTACTAAAGAGCTTATAGGGGGAGTATGAGGGGGAATTGCTTGTCCCGAAATCGCACTTTACGCGACAGTTTTTATCCGGCGCTGCAAAATTAAATGAAACGCGGTAAAGATATGCCCTTGAGCCGGGGCGGCGATAGATGTTCACAATTGTTAACAGGCCCAGCTCATGTGCCCGCCAGAGGAGGCGATGGGCGTGGCGGGCGGTGATGCCGAGGGCTTCGGCCAGGAGTTCCGGTTCCACGATGGTGAGCTTATAGCGCTTGATAAGGGCCAGCAGATTTTGCAGTGTAGCATTGGGGTAACGGTTGTGCTTGCCCTTGCGGCGCTCATTGCGGCCCACTCTTCTGACGAGCTGCAAATCGCCATAAGCACACGGTGATAAGTCGAGTTTTAAGTTGCGCAAACGTGTCCAGGCCAGACTCTTGCAGTATTCTATCAGCCTTTCGGGGAAGGCCACGGCATAGGCCAAAGCTATCACGTAAAGGTATTGTTGCACCTTGGGCATACGAGGCAACTTCTTCCGCTGTTCCCACAGCCCAGTTTTGCAGACCTCAAAGATGGGGTCGCCTGTGTCTTCGTATTCGACGGCCCGCCGATAGCCTGTGGGTTCAACATTGGGTTGCAGATGTCCCTTCTCATCAACCTGCACTAAACCATGCTTGCGCAGGAACCGCAATCCTTCATCTATCTCAGCGGGGCTATAACCGTAGGTCATCCAGTCGAGCTTGAGGTCAAGTATGCTGCGGCCCGCAGCCAGCCAGGCAAACACGAATGCCCAGGGATACAACGGGAACCGTGGCACCCAATCGGGGTCGTCTTTGGTGGCAACGCGCCAGCCTTCAGTGTAATTATCATACGTCCAGATGAGTATGCGGTCTTTGACCATCTGGGCCATGACGCGCAGGTAAGTCTTCCCGCAATAACCCATGCCTTTGAGCTGTTCGGCCCATTGCTTGGGGTCATCCTTCAGCAGGCCGGGATATTGTTGCATATAAGCTTTGATTTTGCTGTAAGCCGAGTGGGGATTGTTCTGGCTGAGCAGTTCATACCGTGTCTTGCGCTTGCGGTGCTTGCGCTTGGTGCCGAAGCCTACAATCCGGCCCTGGCCCAACTTCTGCAGACACTCCATGATGGGATAATTCTCACGATTGCGGGAAGGCCTGCGGTAGTGGACACCTTCAAGATTCTTCGCCAGAGACTCAGCGTTATTCCTCTCAATAGTTACATGATGGCACTTGACTACTACGGGGCGGTCGAGGGGCTTGCCTCGGACAATCTGTTTGGTGAGCTTCCGGTTGTCTGCTTTTAGTCTTAGCTTTGTTTTCATCGCTTACCGTCCACCCCTTGTCTTGTGCCACTCTCCCCTACTTAAATTTTGCGTTTGAATTATATGCCTAGTGTGGTATAATGTCAAGTGAGAGTGGGGGTTCGCTTGGCTAGCGGCTTTGTGCTGCTTACCGCCACTCCTTGTCTGTGCCACGAGGGGCCTCACACCGAGGCCCCTGTAATTTTTATCGCAGCTTCCAGTTGAGCGAAGCTTCAATGTCATCGGCACTGATGTTCCCCTCTTCATCAATCTCAAGAATACAAAGCGGCGCAAGCTCATCTTGAGGCCGGTTGGGCCGCTGAAACACAAACAACCTGTCACCATCGTCTCCCGACGCATACAGCACGAGATAGCCTATCGAACCAAGTATATCCGCGAAGTCTAAGGCACAAACTTGGTTTTGCCGCTGCTTTAGTGCCATTTTTTCTTTTCTTCTATTTCGGAATCGTGGGAATTATTTTCTTCCTTCTTTTTAGGAGAGTTGCCAAAGGCGTAGTTGTTCTTTGTCTTGCTGTTTGTCGCAGTTTCTCTTTTGTTCGACTGCCCATTTTACACGCCCGCACATAATACGGAAATACTCACGCTGTACTTCAATATGCACACCAGGTATTCCCAGTAGCTCACAAGCGACTGCGATGCTTCCACTGCCTGCAAATGGGTCTAGTACGAACTGAGCACTAAACAACTTAATTAGCCATGCTAATAGCCGTACTGGTTTGCGTGTCGGGTGTCTATTGCGCCCATCTGGTGCTCCGCTATGCTGCAGCCAGCACAGCGAACCTTGGCGTTCATCTGGAAAGTACGCAAGCGCCCAGTTGGTGATGTCGAAGTACTTGGCCCATTCGCCAGGGACACCAATGCAGACAAGCTCAGCAGGATACCGCCCACTCAGCAGTCGCTTCTGTTGAGGACCATCCCAGAGACTACGATTAGCTGCTGCTTGTGCTGCTGACAGACTTTCCCACCATTGAGTTCTGTTTCTTCTTGCTGTGCTTGCGTCCTGCTCATCACGAAAGGGAATGGTCGCCGAGCCAATATCGTATGGGATAGGATCGCCCGGCTTTCGCACATGCACGATCGGTTGCACCGCTGGCTTCAGCGCTAGTTTCCCCTTAGGTCTCTCGCCTTTCGCTTTGGGTAGACCATTGCCTTGTGCCCAATATAGCCAAGGCCAATCGGTCTCAAATCCTGCTTCTTCGAGCTCTGCTACTAGGCGAGCAAGCTTATTGCCCCGGTTAGCCATAAAACTCAGCAGAGCAGCCCCAGGAAGCATCGCCTCGTAGCACAACCGCCAGACCTGCTTGTCAGGCCAGTTATCCCATTCGGTCAGTTTGTGACCATACGGTGGATCGGTAAGGACAAGAGACACACCTTCGAGGTGTAATTCGCGAAGCACCTCGCGGCAATCTCCAAGGATGAGCCTCTGTTTACCGATTTTCTGATCCGCCATGTTTCACTGCTTAAACGCTGGCCCAAAGATGCCATCTTCATCCGGCATGAGCTTCTGCTGTGGATTCTCCAAATAGATTTCAAGCTGCCAGCTTATGCCCCAGTGGGGATGCCATAGCCTGAACCACTGACAGGCAGGTTCGGCAGCCTGCATCTTCTCCACGCTCAGTTTGCTGCCCCCTACCCAAGAGCCATTAACCCACCAGTGACGTGTGCGGGCCTCTTCATGATGATGGGCTGCGAAGACGGCATCCCAGACCACGCCCGTGGTCTTTGTTATCTTGGCGACCAGCCGGTCGAGGCCATAATACGGTATGCCATAATGCCTTCTAACCATATGCCCGTGTGTTATCAGATAACGCCAGCACCAGTTATCGTGCTTGTATTCAATCGGCACATACTGAGGCGAAAGCTCATAGCCGAGATACGGCGACTTGCTGATGACAAACTTGATGTTATCCTGGTCTCGCAGCAGCGTTGCTATGGTATGATAAACCAGCAGGTCAAGGGTCATCGTGAGGTCTTTGCCTGCAGAATGATTGCCGGGGACGGCGTAAATATATAGCTTGGGGAACAGGGTTGCCATGAACTGTATCATCTCGGCCAACTCAGCGGAACCTTCGATAATCTGCTCGTTCAAGAATTTGTCAAGCTGGGCGAGTTGCAAAGGGAAGTTGCGTTCGCCGGTGGCCCAGTCGCCAAGAGCGTGAATTATGCCTATATGTATGGGATGGTCTTCACGCACGTCTTCAACAACTCGCACGAGGCCTTCCATGTAGGCCTTCTTACGACGCAGGAATGTTTCCCAATCGTAAGCGGCTAGGCCCATTGTTTCTTCGGCCCGAACCAGCTCACCTACGTGTATATCCGACAAATCCATCATGGCTATATGTGGGTCTTTGGTGCTTCTGGCCGGAGGAACATCCGGGTAATCTTGCTTCGGATAGGGGGCCAGTTTCTCCAGCACATACTCTGAGAATCGTTCCCAGGTCATCTGTAAGCGGATGTATTGCTGTTGCAGGCGCTCAAGCCGTCGTTCAAGCTTCGCACATCGTGCCCGATAATAATCAAGCTTAGCTACATCCTCATTGGGCAGGATATCTTCTTTGCCTTCATCTTCATTCTCTTCGTTCGGAAGCTGTTCGGTCGGCTGTTTTGCTTGAGCCTGGGCTGCCTGCTGTTTCAATCTTGCTTCACGCAGGGCTTCAATGGCACCTTCTTTGGGGTCATAGGGACCGCCCAGCATTTCCTCGCGGAGTTCCTGCAAGACCGGCTTAACTTTGCCTTCCATCACCAGCGCTGCTGCCCTGTCATAGTAATAGTCCCACGGCGGCCTGGCCCGAATGCCTGAAGCCTTCAGGCCCCGATTGCGTAGCAAAGCCCTTGCCGTGTTGTATTTAATCCCAAAGAAAGCAGCCACCCAGGCTGCCGACTTCCTGCATAACTGATACACCATTTGCCAGACGACAGCCTTGGTGGCTAAAGGCAATCGCTGGTAAAGTTCATAATTCTGGTAAAAGTCGAGCAATTTGGCGAATAATTCAAGCTCTTCTTCGGTTAACTTGCTGCCCACGTCAATTAGCTCGTCAGCCATGCCCTCAGCTCCCCCAGTCCCCTTCGGGCCTGTTCTGCTTTAAGTTTAGCATATTCTTCACGCAGGGCGAATGGCAATTCATATGCTGCCTGAACAACTTCGGGCGTCGGTTCAGAAGGCCTGACAGTAGGATAGAAACCCGTCACCGACTCGAATTCCAAGCCCATGAAGCGATACTTGCTCATCGGCCTTCCCTGCAAGTCAATTAAGACAAGCGGCGTGCACATGGCTGCTGCGAGGATGCCTGCATGAAGGGCTGTGCAAGCGGCCAGACAGCAATCAAACAGCCAATTCCAGAACATTGGGAAGGGCACAACCCAGGGATTGGTTGCCGGTGTGCCGTCCAAACAACAAACACCCGCAATCCTGACTTGGCAGCCCAAAGCAGAACGCAATGTCTCTACCCACAGCGATTGATATGGTTCAAATTCTTTGATGAGGTGGCCTGCAATCACCGCAGGCCCCGTCTTGGGCTTCCATTTTATCGTTTGCAGGAAGCAAAGGTCACTGCCCACCATTATGTGGGCATCACTGCAATGTTCCTTGAGGACGGGTATTTCGCTTTCAAAACGCGTCAAGACCAAATCAGCCCGCGCCAGAACTGGCCTAACCTTCTCTTGATGAGTGAAGGGCACTTGGATGCCGCCCCAGATGCAAAGCCTTTGATTGTCCTGTAGACGCTCAAGCCAGTCATGTTCATACACCCAACGGCGGTCGTCATACCATACCGAGCCGCCGAAAATCAGTATGTGCGTCGGCCAGTCCCAGTCCTCAAAGAACCTATCATTCAGCCATACACCACGGGTATTTGGCACGCTTGTTAGGTATCGTGTCTGTATGCTAGGGCAGTTTTCGGCCAGCCAGAAGCGCAAAAACTGGCCCACCATCCAGTCTCCAAAGTTGGCCGTGTGTGTTATATCATGGATAAGAAGCCTGACCTTCGAATAGTCTGGCATAGGCTTTTGCCATCCTCTCTGGCGATAATTTCTCTTCAATGATGGCCCTCGCAGGCCGTATGTCGTAGGGCGATTGCCTCAGAAGACCGATTAGCTCCTGAAGCGAATCGAAATAACGGATAGTGTCTCCGAAGATATTAGGCAGGTCGCCAACACGAGTTACATACACCGGCACATCATATAGAAGCGCTTCTATGGGCACTAGGCCAAAGCCTTCATGCATGGAAGCCAGCACAAAACGGGTCATGGCCTGATACCAGTTGCCGGGGAACCAGACTTCAGTGGGGATAAACTTGGTTGTGGTGGCTGCCATTTCCTTCAGCTTGGGAACGATGGCCCCTCGGCCAATAATCAAAGACCAGTAACCACAGCGTTTGGCTGCCTCGATAACCCAGCTTGGCCTTTTGTTGGCATCTACCCGGCCCATAAAACCTACAACTTCAGCTCTCTCAGGTATGCCCAGTAGCTTACGCACATCAAAGCCCGGTATGGCCTGCGGCTTCTCCACGCCATTCCAGATTACATGCACAGGCCGCCAGTCAATCAGTTCTGCAATGCGATTGGAGACGGCCACCACTTCGTCAATAAGCTCATCAATCTGCCGGATTTGATTTATCATCGCCATTTCCATAGTGTGGCATACAAAGACGACCTTCGGCTTGTAGTCAAGCTGGGGCTGTTTGAAAACATCATGCAGGGCTTCAGCACGGTCAACTATCAGCACATCGGGCCGGTATGCAGCAAGGGCTTCTGCTATCACTTCGGGGTAGCGCTCATGAAAATGCCGCCAGTCTGGTGCCCAGTAGCAGGCTTCGGGTATGGCATACTTCTCAAGCAGGTGGTAGAAAAAGTCGCTCCGATGACCCCGATTGAATATGATTCGAACCTCAAAGCCAAGCCTATCCAAGCGCGGGGCCAGTGTGGCGAGCCATCGTTGTTCCCCACCCATTGAACTCGACGGAAACAGAAACAGAATCTTCCTTCTCATAGCGCCGCATACAAAAACTCTCGTATCTTGGCTTCAACCACCCAAGGAGTATATGTCCTCATGCATATGGGAATATCGCCTGCTTTGACTCCACAGGGCATAGGCGGCAACCTATCGCCGCAGGGACAACAAGGAGCCGAAGGTTCAACCGCCCAAACCGTATGGCATGTTTGCACACGTTCAGCAGGATTTATGTAGCTGAAGAAGACCAGTGTCGGTTTGCCCAAGCAGGCTCCCATCCAGGCCACACCCGTATCAACCGAGATTACAGCTTCTGCATATCGGGCAAGTGACCACAGTTCTGCCAGGCTTGTCTTGCCGGTGAGATTGATAGCTCTTGGCCCGTCCATATAAATAGGCTGCCGGTCTACAAGTACCAAGTCGTAGCCAAAATCACACTGCAGGACATGCTGAACGACTTTAGGGGCCAGTGACCTCGTCATGGCCCGCCCCGAATTGCAGGGTGCAAACAGGATATAAGGTTTATCTGGCACAATGCTGATCTTAGGCACACTGATAGGAAAGCGGATGTCATATACATCCACGCCAAGCAGCCGTCCGTAAAGGCGGCACCTATCTTCGCCGCCGGTAGGGGCATTGTCCAGATTGACTGCTTTGCTTGGCGGCACCGGCGGGTTGCCGAATTCCACGAAAGGCACCCAGTTAATCCAGACTCTATCATTGGGGAAAGTCTCAAAATAGATTTTGGCTTCGGGGAAGTTCCGATGGAAGGCATAACAGGCAGCCATAGCAAAAATCCGGTCGCCGAGGCCCGGATAGCGGATAACATGCAACACACGCACATCACTGCCTACATTCCAGCTAACACGGAAATTCGGCTTGCCGATGAGGGCCTTCGCTATCTCATAGGGAAGCTGCACGGTCTCGCCGGGGGCAATGGTGATGGAGCCTATCTGCTGAGGTTCCTGACCGGTATTCGTAACCTCAACAATGTGTTCGGTGCGCGTCTTTACATCAAGATGGCTGCCTTTTGGGCCCCTTGAAAACGGAAAGAGCAATCACACCACGCCCTTTAGCCATAAGCGAAGCCCCATCTCTTCCATGTCAAGGTAACCGTCGGGTTGTCCTCATAATAGTAACCTTCCCTTCTGTATATTCTTACCCAAAATCCCGTCGGAGTATCCTCATATGGCACGTCTTCTTCTGTGTCGCTGTCGTCGGTGATGCCGCCCTTGTAAAGGTGCTCCACGTAGAAGGCATCCGAAGGCTCAACTTTGAGCTGGATGAAGCCCGGTATTACGAAGCTGGCTTGGGAACTGTGGTCAATATGCACGTCAAGATAATCCCCGGCCACAACCAAATCCTCATGCGTATCACTGACCTCAATAAGCTTGGGCAGCACCAGCTTGCCCACAACTGTTACACTTGTGACAGAAGAAGCGTCGCTTACGTATGTCGCATAGAGGAAGCTGCTTTTATCGTCGGGAGGCGTATTATCGGTATCTACGTGCCAGGTGCCATCATGGCAAAAGAAGATATAGCCAGGATTGGCATTAGCGAGAACTGCTACAGTGCCGCCGGGCCAGCTAATCTCACAGCCAATCAGTGCCTTACCCTCGGAGACCTGTATGCTCAGGCCCGTCCCTATGGTGGCCTCCATGCCTGTGATGACGCCGCCACCAAATAGGCTATCAAACGTATTCTCAAAGCGGTCTTCAATGTTCTGGTCGTTGTTTGCCAAGATGTCAAAATTGTGATTGAGGCGAGATTTGGTGACCTGTTTGCTTGTCTCGCCGAAGGTGTAAGGCCTATCAACCTGCTGATGATATGTGAGGCTCATGCGCTGCCCACCTCAACCCAAGTCTTGCCAGCGTCATCACTCCGATAGCAGTAGAGTGTGCCGTCCTTAAAGCAATAGACATACAACCTAACAAGAGCATTGTAGCAGGCTGGTTGAACAGCATCTACGCCCGTTGTTACCGTCCATGGCCCCTCACAATGTGTCTTGAAATGGTCACAACTGCGATAACATACCAATTTGTTGTCTTCGTCTACGACAAACAAGAATGTAGTGATGCCTGCTAACAGAGTTGCAGCAACCGCTTGGCCTTTGATTGTAGTCACCATGGTCTGCGATACCCAAGTTTTGCCCCAGTCCTGTGATTCATAATGGATTATAGTGCCATCTTCTACGGTGAACAAGTGAAGCCTTCGGGACATGTCATGATACAGTGCTAGGCCTTGGGCCGGGGCGTCTACCACGGTATTCGGCTGTTCGTAGGGCACTTGAGGAATGTGGCCAATAAACCACTGGTCGCCTGGTGAAGTGAACAGATGCTTCACGGCATAGTTGTCGTTATCCGTATAGGCGATATGCACCATTTCGGTGAGGGGGCCAGTGGCCGAGATGGCACCGCCCACAGGTCCGACGATGCCAGTTCCCGATATCCACGAATATCTGGCGTTGGCGACGCCAGTGATGTAATTGCTGTTGACGCTGACTTTATAGTCATATCCTTTCTCAAGGTAGGGCCCCAAACGATAGCGCCCATGACCATCTACAGGTGTTTCATCAACTTTCGCCCATTCGCCTCCCTCAGAAGGCCGCCGGTAGCCTTCCACTTCAAGGTCTTTCCGGATGCGTCCCGACCGGTCAGTCTTAACTACAATGCCGTGAATACGACCTTGGAAGAATTTCTCGTAGTAGATTACATGTTTGATGCCTGCCACCACTTCCCAATAACGCACAATGGGACATAGCTTCAGCTCGATAGTATCACCTGGGTTGGCCGTATATTCATGCGAACGTAGCAAGTCCCACCAGTAGAACTGGGGGAACAGTTTATTGCCATCTTCATCTTTGTTGACAGTGCTTTCTTCCGGCTCATGATACGTCGCCTGCCAACCTTCCTGCCATGACAAGTCGCTTGCCAATTCGCTGAGTGGCCGAGAATGGTCCATGAAGTAAACTTCTTCATTCCGCGAACGCCATTTACGGCGGCCTTTCAAGCTCCTTTCATACCGCTCAAGTTCTTCCCAACCATAAGGAATATCCAAGCATTTCACTCCGCCGACCAAGCCCGCAAACATCGTATAATCCGACAGGAAGTCCCACGGGTCATAAACCCGAAGTTGAAACCATGGCGGCATTGATACGCCCCAAGAGCCGTCTACATACGAAGGCAGCAGATAGAGATCGTCAATTTCCCAAGTGAGGTCTTCTGTGTGTGGCGGCAATTGCAAGGTAACTCGTGTTACGAGGTAGAGCCGAGGGGCAATTTCGCCTTCCTTGGGGCAGGCCAAGTCAAAGACAACTTCAGAGTAGTCAGCCCCTTCCGGAGTTTTCTCGACGTGCCCTTCATATACGACCGTCTTTTCAATCCAGTCTACGGTCAGTTCACCGGGTTCCAGTGTCGGATAGCCGGGGTCAAAAATCATTGGATACTTATAGTCAACCGTCATGCGAATTGTGCCACTCATTGGGGCCTTAATCCGTAGTTTGGCGTAACTGTAATTCATCCAGTGCCAGATATGTTCGGGATACCGCTCATCCTCAGGATCAAGATAATCGCTGCCGCCTTCCGTCCAAGTATCAACATTTGCCCGATTCAAGATGATTAAGTTGCGATGTTTCATTTCACTTGGCAGGTCAGGGTCTTGTGCCACAACACGAGCCAAGCGGGAAGTCTTTCGTTCGCGGATAACCATAGTGGCCGTGGGGGCCGTAGAACCAGCAGCAACATGCCAGATGTCGTTATTATCTCCCACACTGGCATCGGGCGTAAGCCCACCGGAACCCGTCCAGTTGCCCGGACGAGATACATCAGGCGGCTTGAATACAGCTTTCTCACCTTCATGAGATACGGTCACACCTGTGCCCCACTCTTCAGTGGGGTCGCCTTCCAGATTGCTTACCGAACGGGGATGGGTAAGCAACGGGCAGGCCTGCGCATTAAGATTGGGATCATCGTCGCTGCCAACATCTTCTCCGTGGTCTTTTTGCCAATCGCGCACCACATTGACGAATTGCTTCAACGACGAAAGCGTTCTCCACTCCCAGTCAAATTCCCAGCTCTTCTCCTGCTGGACGACTTCGAGTTCACCTGTCCACTGGACAGGAACGGATACGTAGGTGCCTGACTCTTCATCATATTGCCAATTAATGGGCGTGCCCGTGACCAGGATGTCGGGGTAGTCAACGTCATCAGCGTGCTTATGTGTGCGCGGTTTGAAGTGGACATGAACGGGCATGCCGACGGCGCCGCGCCACGATATATCGCCGCCGCAGCCTTCCCCTTCACGCCAAGTAGCTGCTCCTCCTTCGGCTTGGCCGACGCGACAGCAGTCGTCTTGGGTCTTCGTGCGGCCCCACTCGGGTTGCGTGCTGTCAGGCACGTTGCTACCTGGACGGTAAAGGTCTAACCTGCCGAGGTCCAATGGTATCTCGCATATGGCGATGTCGCTAACAGCCGCGTACACAACATCTTCATAGTCGTAACGGTGGATAGTCCACCCGAAGTTGAGTTTCCAGCCAGCAGCAAATTCAACTTCCTGTCCGGCGTCAGCTAGTGGACCTGAGACGGAAAGTTGCTCACCGCTAGGGCCGACCGCAGTGACGGTGACGCTTGCATTCTCATCCGCGAACCAGCTCTCGGTATAACTTCTTTCCACAAAAGCCATTATGCCTCCGTTGCTATAGATGGCTTCCTCGTTAGTTTCGGCCTTCATGTACACGCCAGTGACCTCAATGCGCACGTTGATGTCCATGCTACCCGTCTGACTCACCCATCCGTCCGGCAGTTCTTGCGGTGCCATGACCCACGTGCCTGTTCCTGTCCAGATGAACAAGTCTACCGTTGCCGTATTAGGGGCTGAAGGTGTTTCTCCAGGGGCGGTGATCGTGAGCTTAAATACCCAGTAAACGCCGACCCACACGTAGCCTGGTACGGGAGGGTCGCTCGGCGGATCGTCGGGCGCGGGCCCCAACACAGTGCGCAGGTCTTCGTCAAATGCAATCTCGGCACTGCCGAGCGCATTAATATAGATGCGCTTAGTGGGCGAAGAAAGCGTATTGATCGTGAGGTTTTGATTGAGAAGCCGCAGCGTCACGTTGTAAGTCTGCTGCGGCAGCCAGACGTTAGTCTTAACCTTTGACATGTACACCACCAAGCAGTCGCGATAGCTATTGCACTAAAACACCACGCTGTGTAATAAGCATGGGATAGAGCTTGGGGTGCCAGCGCCGGAGGGGCCGCAAGCGCCGCATAGGCCAAAGCCGACAACAAAGCCTGCTTGCTAGCCCCGAAGGCGGCCACGACGACCCATACGGCTACCGGTAGAGTGGTGCATATAAGATTCCAGTCGAACAAACCAACGATGGCCACAATCCACGGCGGCGACTCGTCTGTGTTGGCAAGTGTGACTGCCTGAACGGCGCAGGCAATTGCTGTTCCGCAGAAAGCAGCGAGCCAGCGCAAAGGTCGTGCCCAGACAAGCGCTACAGCCGCAGTCAGCCCAAGCACGCAATATCCAGATGTCGCTCCCACCAACTTGGCCAAGGGTAGACCACCGATTGTCAACAGCAAGCGAGCCGGCCAGTGGATGTTTGCTCCGAGGATGAATCCCAAGCCAGTAGCCTTCAGCTTTGCTATCGCCAGCAAAATCACAGTGGCAAACGCGCCGAGAGCAGGGCCGATGGCACGCCCTGCAAGCTGAAGGAAGGCCCCCGCGAGCGGCAGCGTGACGAAGCCCGTTTCCTTGGTCATTGCGGCACTAGTAGCCAGCGCCAGCGCGGAAACCGTTCGGCGTCTGAGGGCGAGCGCACACGAGCCGATGGTCAGCAAGCCCAGCAACAAATCTGGCTGGTCCTTCCAGCTCCACAGCGCCCAGAATGCCCGTGAATGCCAGAGCCGCAAGCCGTACGGAAGCAGCGGACCCGGCAACGAGAAGAAGGCTACCGATAGTGCGGCTATAGTTGCACTCCCCGTAAATGTGTCGGCGAAAACAAACAGCGCTGCACAAGTAGCTAGATGCAGCAATCCGTGCACCAGCATCCATGCATCTTGAAACTCCCACCCAAACAACTTCCATTCCAGCCAGAACAGCAGTGATGTAAGTGGCCTCCAGAACGGCACCTGCCCCACCCATGTCCCTGTCCACCACTGCAGCGTATCCCTGAAACGCGGATGTTCCACCAGGCCTTTGTGAATGAGGACCAGGTCGCAATCCTGCTGCCAGTTCCGGGAAAAGTCCGGCTGTGTGAATGCTTCCTCGAGAGCGGGCCAGGCGCCATACAGCGCGGCAAGCATGGCTATGGAGAAAAGCACATCGCGGCGCGAGAATATGGTCTGTAAGTAACGAAGGGCCACAAGCAGCTTTTTAATCGGTGTTTTCATGTGCATTTGTGATATTTGCTACACTCCTCGGTTGAATTCGTTTCTTTTCGCTTTTGGCCTTTAAGAGACCGTACTTCCCACTCGTGATACCCTTCCTCGAAGCATCCATGAATCAGCGTGGCCGACCAATCTGTAAACCAGTAAGGCGGTATCCAATGACGAGTCCCTTGCCACTCGCTGGGTTTGAACCAGTAACCCCGCACTGCTGAGATATTTAGCTTTTGCACTTGGTCAGCAAAATGCCGCAGAGCCATCTGGTAGTTAGTAGGGTCAATGGCGATGATAGGCAGTAGAGCTGTTTCAATCCAGACATACCTGCCTTCTTCTATCGGTTTGGGTTCAGACGAGAGGAAGGTTATCAAGGCCCGCATGGCCTTCTGCCGGATGTTACCCAAGTTATCCGTGGGGCCAATCTTAACGTTGTCGGGCAACTCAACTTCAGGCAGTTCCTCTTCGGGCATCTTGCGCCGGTTGGTAAGCCGCACGTAATTCCTCAGGGTTACAGGGTCAACTGCATAGGCCATCAGCACCATGGTTATCATCCTCCACTAAAGTAATATCCAGTCATCGGCCCTTTCAAACCCATGCTGGCCGATAAGCCAGCGTGGAAGCACACGATAGAAGGGCCTGACCGGCCCACGATTTATCATAGCGTAGTCAAGCTTGCCTATCAAACCGTTTGTGCCGTCGCCGCCCAGCAAGAAATTGGCCGAAGCCAAATCAACCGTGCCACTGGCCGAAGCTTCGCCTACCTTAAGCCCATTCAGCCAGGCCGTCACTGCATTATTGTCATATTGCACCGAAATGATATACCAGTTGCTGCTACTGATAGTCGGCAGTTCAAAGGTGAAAGTTGCTGGTGTAAGGCTTGCGATGTAAACCTCAAGCTGGCCCGGCGACCAGGTTACCCGCAAAGCCCCCTCCTGATAAGCAAGAACCTGTGAAGCAGACACATCGTCAAACTGGACGCACATTTCAAGCCCAAAACGGCTGAGATTTGTTGCATCTTGTGCATAATATGCATAACCATCCGCATTGAATGCCACAGCCGACCCCAGCCAGCCATCAGTCCAAGTATGATTGACGAGCGTCAGAGGTCTGTAAGACATCAGCAGGTTGAAGGCCATATTGCCTGCGCCTTCATTGAAGCGCCAGTGGCCAATAGATGATGTATAAGCCCAGTCACGTGGATACTGAAAGTCTTCTTGCACAAACACATCGGCAGCTACAAGTATCTCATCGGCGAGACCGTTGTAATAGCTCGTATCATCTCGGCCCACATAGAAAGTTGAATACAGGGGACTAAGCTCCTCGCTGCTGTGATCGTGCCAGGTGATAACATCATTGACGCCCAGATAAACCCGTCCGTCAAAGAATTGACAATGCAGGAGCTGCCACTCGCCTGTCTGGACGGATGGCCCGACATAGTCAACCGAATCAATGGTAACTACCAGTCTGCCGCTATCAATGGCAAGCAGGATAACAGAAGGCCAGTAAATCAGCGGCCCATTCCCCGATGGGTTGAACCATCCAGCGACGTAGAGGTAGTGCCCAAGGCGTTCAGTGTAAGTGAGGCTGCCATAGCAATAGCTAGAAGACCCGTTAAAAGACAGGCCACTGCCCCACTTGCCGCTTGTCCAAGTCGTATCAACCAAGGTGAGAGTGTTGCCGTTAGGCGACGCATCAGCGGCCTGGCCCCCGCTGCCTTCTTCGAAATGCCACAATCCGATTGTTCTCTCATCATAACCAAACTGGCTGCTGGGCAATAGATAAGACCACGTGGCCCCGCGTGAGACAGTTTCACCTTCAATCGTTTCTCCGGCCTGCTGCAACGTCTTTATCAGGTTCTCAAGCGAGGCCCCGTAGTCAAGGACAACTTCCACGCCAGTAGCCTGGCGTGCTATTTTTCTTTCGATTGCCTCTCGCAGCCTGTGTAAAGCATCACCGCTCAGCATATGCCTGTCAAGCCCCCTATGTAGGCCATTCGATGGCTGTAATCTGGCACTCAACTATATCGGTCGGTTCGCCTCCCCGCATCGTCACGGTGCCGGGTTCAATTCTCGTGTCAATGTTCTCTACGCGGAATATATTGGCGTAGCCGTAAATCTGGATAAAGTCTCCCGGCCAGAGGGCCGGGTCAAACTTCGTCCTAAACGAAATCCGTCGCCTTACCTTGCCGTAGCGGTTGACTGCTTGCTGGCATACAAAATTGAGCATGTCTTGATTGTTAATGCGCGTGATGAAGATAGCAACTCGTCTTTCGCCGACGAAATACAGATAATCGCGGTCAGTTTGACTGCGGTAGTCCATCCAAAATGCGACAAGAGGACGGCCTGTGGCTGAATCTTCGCCAATCACCCAAATCTCGTTGTAAAACTTGTCGTGCAAAAGTTCTACAGTGAGATTGGAGACAAAGTAGCTATAATCTTCGGGGTCAGGCTCTTCGCCCAGCCCCGCTTGATAATCTTCTAAGGCCTGCTGATATAGCTGCTCAGCGGTTTCATGACTTAGGTAGTAGGTTCGGGCAATGGTGCTGGAGTCAGCAGGCTTCAATTCAAACGTGCCATCGCCTCGGAAACGCATAATCCAGTCGGAACAGAACTTGTGATGCAAGTCCCTCAGGAATTCAGCAGCCGTTGCCCCAAGGCGTGGCCGGAAGAGGGGGTCTTGTGAGCTGCGCGACTTCGGCAGCATGATAGACGAGGCTTCATCGTCAATATCTATCTTATCCGACGGTATGCCAAGCCGTTGCAGGAAGTTTGACACGGCAGTCTTGAGGTCGAGGCCGTCATAAACATCCTCATCTGTCAGCACATAATGCTCAAGGCGCACCCACATGTCGCCGCATTCCCATTCAATCCAGGGTGCTTCCTTCTCCGGCACCTTCCAGAGTTCTATCTTGGGATTGAGGGTATAGAAGATGGCCCGGTCTTGGCCTTTGATGTCCACGTCAATCTCATTCATGGGCCTTAGGGCCAGTTCCGTATATTCACCGTTGGGATTGTGCAGGCTAATCGTAGCCCGATGGCCCATCAGGTTGCCCGAAACCTGCTCTTGAATCCGGACCTCATTGGAGATGTCTATCTCTTCTTCTGAGCTGGTCTCAGTCTCGCCTTCCACATCGCACTTAACATAATTAACCACCGGAGTATGGATGCCGTCGGTTGAGTAAAGTGTAACCTTGTAGGCGTATTCCTGAAATGTTTCGCCTGTGGTGATAACATCGCCAGTTTCGGGGTCAACAATGGTCCCGGCCACTGCCGTGCCGGTAGGCGTGTAAGCATGGAAACTAACCGAAACCCATTTATCGTCTTCCTGTCGTTTGCTTTGCTTGGGGCCAATTACATAGCCTTCGCTTGGGAATTCCAAAGGAACAAAGCTAAAAACTGCAAATCCTCCGGCCAGAGACCTTATGCCGCAACCGCCTGCTGGGAAGAGCTTCAAATTCTCACGCTGTATCCGGCTGATGTAAACAAAGCCACCATCCTTGAGGATGGGCGACTCCACGACGAAGCCGTCTGCCTCAATGGGAATGATGCGGAAGACGCCCATAATCTGAGTGCCCCGCTGGGCCAGAATGGGATGCTGATAACGCCGCACAAGTATCTGAGCAGGATTGTTCTCGAACTGTTCATAGCTGTCATATTCATACTCATAAACCTCGAAGACCATCTGCGAATTGATGGCAAATGCAAGTGGAGCAAAGTAATAAGTCACGCCGTTGATTGTCGTGCTACGGTTGTAGTCTATGCGGGGGAAGATTTCAATGCGGGGCACAACTTCATCGCCAGCAGGCGGCGACCAGATTAGCGTAACCTGCAAGCCCCGGTCGGCTTCAATGGTATGCGAAGGACTCAGCCAGGCAGCCCAGGCTTCGCTGGCATTGCCCACGTGGCCCACGTAATATCCTTCAGCCCCGCCCCAGTTACGGCCATCAAAGAAGTCATCTGAAGAAGGGTGAAGAGTGTAATCGGCTCTCGCCCAAGGGTAGTTTTCAGGCCTGACAATCGGCGGCAACATCAGAACCTTCGCGTGTTTTTGGATATAGACACCGTGACTGTTGAGGTCACGAGTATTCCGGCCAATCAAGTCAAGCTTAGTCTCCCAAGGCCGACTGAGCAGCTTCGTCGGCTTGCGGACTTTTACGGTGAGCAATTGTGTGCCGTTGCTCATCGCCCGTTCAGTGCTCCTGCAATGGTTCGGGCCATAGCATCTATACCCTCATGTATGGCCTGCTTAATCTGGTTGTCAATGTTTTCAGGCAGGCCATCAAGCCGTATCCGGATGGTCAGTTCGCCTTTGTTGAATGAGACTATATCCGCCGACATGGCTTGAGTGAGTGGCATGATGGTCCCTTCAAGCTGGCCGAAATAACGTTGCAACGTGGCCGGTGAGAGTATCTGTTCTAAAGCCTCTTGTGGTGCTCCAATAACCTTCCTAATTAGTGCCTCAGTCTTGTCGGCTGTCTGGTTGTTGATGATGTCCAGATAACGCATGTAGGCTTCCATGCCTTCTTTCGTGTTCAAACCCCACTCGCGGGCCAGCGCCAAGGCTTGCCGTGCTGCTTGCTGCCGTATGGCGGCCAGTTGGCCCTCAGAAATCATGCCCAGCTTATACAGTTTCTCGGCCAGTTGGAGTCGCGTCCTATGATAATCAAGTTCCTGTTGCTGCGTGGAGATAAGTGTCTGCTGGGCTTCGGCATACTTCTTCATTGCTTCATTGACACGGCCATGTGCCTCAAGCCAGCGGGCTTCCTGGATTTGCACTTCATACAACTGCCGCCCAACCTGCCGGATGTTCTCTATCGTTGTGCCATAGGCTCTGTTGTATTCCTGCACAGCCTTCAGCCGAGCTTCGGTATCTACATAGAGCTGCCTCTCCTGTTCAAGCTGCAGGTGCTGGATTTGTGCCGTGTATTTGGCGGCTTCATTTACCTTGCCCTGAGCACGTGCTATAGCTTCCTGCTGTTCGGCGATTTTGATGTCATACCACAGCAACTGGGCTTTCGTGGCCCCATGGTCGGCAGCCTGCTGTTTCAGGACTTGATACTGGGCGATTAGCCTCCGGCGATAAGCCGCTTCAACCTCGGCAGCTTGTGTCTGACGCCGCCTCTCAAGCAATTCAAGTCGCCGTTGATGGTCTTCCTCAAGGCCCCGAAGCAGCATCTGCCTTTGACTCTCATCCCTGATATTCTCCTGCACCCAGCGTCGCCGGAAAGCATACCAGCGCCGCTCGTTCTCTATCTGCCTGTCAATGATACGCAGCATCTCCTGAGCCTGTCGCACAGGGTCGGTTTGAGCCTGGGCAAGCTGTTTCTCGATGGCTATCTGCTGTTCCTCGGCCCGCCGGAGATGTTCAATAGCTTCAGCGTAGTCTTTGCGTGCCTCACGGAACTTGCGGGCACGGAATTCCGCTTCGGCCTCGGCAAACCTCAATGCAGCCTGAAATCTCTCGGTTGCCAGACCACCAGCCCCTGCAGCCCGCAAGGTTTGAGCGGCTATCTGGCCTTCAATAGCCCGCTGCTGGGCCTCAAAGACAACCAGAAGTTGCTGGGCAAGCTCAAGCCTCTCTCTTTCTTGCCGGATAAGCTCCTCGCGATTTTCGCGGTTGCGTTCATCAATCTGATTGTGCATATTCACGATGTATACCAGTTGCTCATAGGCCCGTTGGGCTTGCTGGACTTTTTGACGATATTCGGCTGCTACTTCATTGGCATCACGGCCCTGTTTAACTTGCTTTTCCATTTCTTTCTCGATGTCCTGCACCGAGTCAATCTGATTTTGCAGTCTTTCTTCCATTTTGCTGTAAGTATCTGCCAGAGCCGCTGCAGGATGGTCGGAAGCCCGAATCGCTGCAGCTACTTTGTCCCAATCGCGGCCAATTAGTTCGCTAAATTGCTTCTGTTGGCCCAACCTTTCGATGTTGTCAAGTTGTCTCCGAGCAACTTCGTCATAATGCTGGGCTCGTTGCTTTTCTTCTTGGATCAGGTCTTTGGCTGCCTTAAGTTGCTCCTGATAATGCTGCTTAACTACTTCCATGTCTTCTTTGGTCACGCGAAGCTTGGCAAGTTCTTCGTCGGGTATCAGTTCCACAGCACCATAGCGCGATAGTAATTCTTTTAGCTCAGGAGAGATACGACCTTCTTCAATCAGCACATTAACTACTTCACGGATAACCGCCCCACGTCTCTCTTCGGGAACCGACCTAAATGCATAACCCAGCGTTACGGGCCCTGCAGGAACCACCATACCCAGCACTGCACCGAGAGCAGGACCAAAAGGTAGCCCTATACTGAATCCTATACCGAGTCCCAAAGCTGCTGCTGCCGCTTTAGGAAAGCCAGCTCGTGTCCACGGCGGTGGAAGTGCAGCCGTTCGGTAGGCCATTTCAACGGCATCGAAACGCTGTTTGGTCTTTTCTATGCTATTCTTGAGTTCTTTCAGTGCCGGGACCAGCTCAACAGTCGTGCCATCGAGTTCATTTAGGCTCTTCTTCAATTTTTCTACTTCGGTAGCAAAGGTATGGATTCTGCGATAGAGATAGTCCTTCAGAAACCGAGCGAGTTCATACAGTGCAGCTATAAGTGCTCCCCAGACGGCCATGCCAACCAAACCACCAAGAATTCGACCCAAGCCACCAACCACTGCTACGCCCAATCCCGCTGTCCCACGCACCATCCCAATTGGGAAGCCCAAAGCACCGAGGAAAGCTTCTCTAAATTGCCGCGCAAACGTAACTTGTTGCTGCTGGAGCTGCAATTCCTCACGCATCAATGCGATATTGCGGACACGTTCGCCGTGTTCGCCTCGGAGTGCAGCAACATAAGCCTCCTCGGCTGCTGCTATGCGTTGCAATGTTTGCTCTCGCTGTCTCTCAAGTTGACCTATGCGTTGCCGTTGTCGTTCTTCTGCTTCCTCAAGACCGACAATTTCAACCACTAACTGTTCATGCTGGGCTTCAAGGTCTCTTCTTAGGGCGGCATCCTGTATTTCCATTCGCAGGTGATCGCTCAACTCTCTTCTTCGTTGGCGGGCTTCTTCTAGACGTTCACTTATTCCAGCATATGTACGTCGCGCACGGGCAAGCTGTTCGTTAATCTGCGGCAAAGCAGCTCGCAATTCTGGCAAGCTGAGTATCAGGCCTGCTGCCTCAGCTTGACGCTGAAGCTGTTCATACCGTTGTTGGACTTCGCTGATTTGTTCATTGATTTCCTCTACGCTCCTTCTACCAACCCGAAGCCGTTCGGGCACAGGCTGTCCCGCTTCTGTCAATTCTTGAATTGCCTCGGCCCTTGCGATTTCGAGCTCTCTCTGTCTAATCAATTCATTCAGCCGCAATTGTTCTTGCTGCATCTCAAGCTGCAGACGAAGCAGCGGCAAATATTCCGTCATTCGTGCCGTCTGGATGGCAGCAAGTTCTGCCTCGGCCTGCTGGAGCTGATTGTGGGCACGGATAAGGTTAAGCTCGGCTTCTTGGCCCGTATGCAACCAAGCACGATACATCGCGGTTATACCTTGCAAGTGGATAGCCAGCATGGACATCAAAGCGAGCAGTGTCCCAAGGCCTGTGGTTAATGCACCGATAAGCGGAACCCAAGTTATGAGGGCTCGTGTGAATGGTGTCTGGGCCAGTCTTTCAAGCACATTCAGGAAACGGCCTGCGGTGTTCAAAAGTTTGACGAAGAAGGGCACCAAGTTCTGACCGGCAGCTTGAGCGAGTCTCGTCATGCTGTCTGAGAAGTTGGCCCAGGCACCGGCGATTGACTCCATAGCGGCCTGATTGGCCCCACCATACTTCTCCTGGATAGCCATCAGAATGCCGTATTGAAGCTTGGCCTTATCAACAACCCGCCCCTGAGCATCAATAGCACCTTCTGCAAACTTCAAGACTTCCTGCTTCGTGATGTCGAATGTGTTCTTCAAGCGCCGGAATTCGCCATGCATGGCGTCCACGAATGCACGGGCCGCTGAGGCTATGTCTACACCGGCTTGGTTGATACCGGCAGCCAAGTCAGCCATCGGCATGAGGAGTTCTTTTACGTCATAACCAGCAACTGTGAGGATACGTGCAGCTTCAATGATTTGTGCCAGTGTGTAGCGGATTTTCGGTGCTTGCTGCCGGACGTATTCAATGATTTCATTGGCTTCCTGTATTGAACCGGTAGCAGCCTCAAAAGCCTTACGGGCCGTTTCAAGCTGCCCGGCGGCCATCACAATCTGGCGAACATATCCTGCAAGGCCTGCCGTAAAGGCACCCAAATAGAAAGCCAGCATCCGGAAGGGGATAACGGCCATGGTGAAGCGCCACATCATCATGGAGGCCCGGTCAAGGCGAACCGAGAGGACATCCAAGCTTTCAATACCAGTTATGATGGTGCGGGCCGACCGCCGGAAAGAGCTTGAAGCCTGCCCCAGCATTCGGCTGAGTTCTTCAAACTGGTCAGTGGCCTGTCGAGCAGGGACTCTAACTTGGTCAAGTGCTACAGCTACTGGTTGGACGGCTGCCGGTGTCCGTCGTGCACTGGCTGTTATAGCAGCAATAGCCTGCTGAGTTGCCGCCTGTGTTGCCTGAGCTGCTTGTTGGGCGATCTGGGCTGCTGCTTGCCCTGCCTGCCGGGAAGCTCCTTGAACACTGGCAACAATATTCTGGGCAACCTGAGCAAAGGCCTGCTGAATCTGGTTGAGGGCTGTCTGTAGGCCTCGCGTATCGGCTTCAAACTTAGTTACGATATAATCCTCAAGCCTCATTACACATCGGCAAGCTACTTAAGCTTGCCTTCGGCCTTCATTTTCTCTGCCCATTGCTTCCAGAGACGTTCCTTTATTGCTTCTGCCTTTTCGTTCCTTGGCTTAGATGTAAGCATAAGAAGGGTGAGGGCGTCTTCTCCCTCGACAACTTTGCCTTCATCGGGAGCTTCAGCTCGCCGTTTCGCATTTTCCTCCCAATCAAGCTCAGTATATTCGCGACCGCACCAGAAGCAGACTTTCTTCTGTCTTCGCGTCTTCTCATAGCAATCAGGGCACATGTTTTGCATGGCCCGCTTAAGCCGATGGTAGGCCAGTAATTCGGCCCACTGGGCTTCATCTAAATCAAGCTGTGATGGCAGCTTGCCAAGATGCTCTATTGCTGCGTCAATTCGTTCGAACCACTGGGAGTGGTGCCGAAAAAACCTTCAAGGCCACCAGTCTCCACATTGCCCAGCTTTTCGCTTAACTCAATAATGCTACTTGCAGAAGCCGCTATGCAGGCCATGATGAGCATCTGGAATTCGCCGATGGGCAGATTAAACAGCAACTCTACTGCTTCATCATCGAGTTCGGGTTCTACTATGCTGGCCTTCAAAAGCACTCGTGCCTGGTTCCGGTCAATGCCAAGCACTCGGCCCTCTTCCGTCTTGACAGGTATAACTGGCCGGTTTTCTGTCTCTTCAGCAGGCAGGCTGCGGAAGATGTTTAGCACCTCAAAGTAATAGTCACTCGCCGAAGCTGGTGCCACTTTGATGGTCATATCAACCGACGGCAGGTAAAGGTCAATGGCATTCTTCTTGCGTTCTTCACGTGCTTGCTGCAGGCGTTTCTTGAACTCATTCAGGTCAATCTTGGGTTGAGGATTAGCGTCCTGCGCTACTTTCTTGGCATTCTTTTTCGGCATGTCTGCCGGGCCTCCTTTTCGGGAAGTATGTTATGCAGGGGCGGGGCCGGTTAGAACCCCGCCCCTGTGCCTATTAACCAATGCTCAAAGCAGAACCAGCCGAGACGATGGTAATCTGTTCCGTCTGGGCAGCGTTTGCTCCAACGTTGATAGGCACGCCTGTAATGATACCCGTGCCCACGATGGAAACGCCACCGATGTCCGTGGAGACGATGACTGGCTGGCGGTTGAGGGCCATGTTCACAAATTCGACGGAGCCGCTGATCAGCTTGGTGCAGGTGAAGCGCCAGTCGCCTTGGCCGAACTCGCGCTGCTTCCAGGTATCCTGAGCTGCGCTTACGTCAATCTCGTCTATCGTGATTTCCAGCGAAGCTTCCCGGAACAGGGCCAGCACGCTTACGCCAGATATGTCCATCACTGTTACGTCATAGCAGGTCAGCCTGTTGGTAAGAGCGCCCATCTACATCACGGCGGCAACAATGCCGCCATAGCTTTCTGGACTTTGGCTATCCAGTCATCTTCAATTTGTAACCATCTTTTTGCATCAGCGATTGCTCGCTCATGCACCCAATCGGGTGCCCGTCGTATCGAGGTGCCGCATTCATGCACGAAGACCACTGGTCTATATAGCACAAACCATCCAGCCTGCCAAGCCCTGAAACAATATTCTGCATCTGAACAATAAAGCCAAAATTCTTCATTGAGAAGGCCAATTTCTTGGACGGCTTCCTTGCGCAGGGCTACAACGGCAAACGTCACCCAGGGCACATATTCGTCTTTGTTATACTGGGCCGGATGGCCCATTCGATGAAGCACTCTTGAAGCCCCAATAGCCTCCTTCACGAGCAGCTTACGGTCGACCACATCATACTCTTGCCACCAACTCAGCAACTGTTTATGAGCAGCTATCTCCCCTCCGCCATGAATGAGATAGTTTCGTCTGACTTGCTTGCAGCCAATAATGCCCACACGGGTATCTACGTAGTTCAACAAGGCTTGTGCCCAGTTAGGCGTTGAGGGCACAGCGTCGGGGTTCACGATGACTATCCACGGGGCGGCCAGCTCAAGCGCCTTCTGAAGGCCAATATTAATGCCCTTCGTATATCCCACATTTTCCGGCATAACTGTGGGTTCTATGCCCAACTCTCGCAGGGCCTGCACCGTGCCGTCCTGCGAGGCATTATCAATTGCTATCAGATTGATGTAGGCCCCTGCTGATTGCAGTAGCCGGGGCAAATTCTCCCGAACTTCAGACTCCGAATTGTAGGTCAGATATATCAGCGTGATTCTCATCGAGGCGTCGTCTCCCTTCGGCATCAACTTGATAAAATTGGATTTCTATGGGCTTGTTGTCGTCCTGCGGGATGAGTCTGAGTGACCAGCGGCTGCCTCTTGGGGCCTGCAGGACAAGTGTATCATCCCCGCTGCCCACTACCTCAAACTCAAATGTTTTGCCGTTAATCTCAACCCGCACTTTGTCGCCAATCTGGGCTCTCACAGCAATTCAGCCTCCTTCAGAATTTGTTCAAACTTGGGAACCACTATGTCGGGCGTCAAGGCCACCATCGCTTTGCAGAACTTTTCGCCACAATCCGGCAATGTAGCAATGTTCAGACAAGGCGCACAATCTGCTTCGCCCTGCAGGTATTCCACGGTAGGATAGTAGGAAGTCCTGTAGCGGCCATGTGTGATACTGAATAGGGCCAGAGTGGGCTTATACAAGCATCCGGCAATGTGCAACAGGGCCGTATCTACAGTGATAACGGCATCCATTAGGCTTGCGAAGGCAATGAACTCTTTCACCGACCTCAGCAGGCCGCTTATGTCGTAAATATGTTCGGGTGGCCCAACCGGTTGGCCGTCCTTCGTGAAGCGCAAACGCTGTGTAGGCGTGCCGAGGATATAAACATCACAGCCCATTTTAACGAGTTCTTGGGCAGTCAAAACGGCATTGACAGGGAACCAAGAACGATAATGGGCTGCCGAATAGATTTGCATTCCCACCTTGATGCGACTCTTGTCGCGGATATAGCCGGAAAGCACTCTTTGCAATGCAGGGTCAGGGTTCAATCGTGCGGGCCGCCCCAAAGGCTTGACGCCAAGAATCTCAGCAAAAGTATCCTGCAACTCTCTGTTGATACTCTGGCGTTCAAGCGTGCCGTAACTTACCCAGCTATCATAATATTCGGCCATTTTTAGCGAGATGGGATAATCAAAGACAGTAACCGTGAAGTGGATGAAGGGCTTAAAGCGCGTGTCATTAATCAGCCAGTCGTCTTCCCGCACACTGGCAAAACCAACTTCTTCCAGGTTGGGATAGGGCATCTGTTCATCCAAAGCCTGCAGGCAGGCCTTCATGCAGAGCACATCGCCTATCCCGCCTGGGAACAGGATGAGTAATTTCCGTGTATCCTTGCTTGGGGGCCGAGGGGCCACATCCCGAACTTCAGACTTTGGCGAGTTTTGCTGGAGCAGTTCTGCAACCAGTGCATTAACAAGGTAAGGTTCATCGGCCTCAAGAAGCTGGTAGCTAGCCACCTCTGGCCCCCGGCCCGAAGGATAGGCAAGCTGTTCGCGAGGGATAAAAATCTTCATGCAGAAGCCTCCTTTTTATGTGACGTGCATCAGCGGCCTCCAAGCTTGCCGCCAGATTGAGGTTATCCTTCGCCTCAAGCGTGGGAACTGGTATCGGGCCAAATATTTGTCAACCGGCCTTTTCTGCATTTGCTTGTTTTCAACTGGCGAATGCCAACCTTCCCGGAAGTAATACATAATCGGCGCTGGCAATTGGTCTTTCGGATACGGATTCATGATGGCAAACGTGAGTATCTGCACTTCAGCTCTCGTGCCGCCCGAACGCCGGAATTGCCCCTTCATAGATTCAAGAAAACGAGGCCCCCGTGCTGCATCCTTCCAGTCCACCCTATCCAATCTCTCCTGTGGATTAATCCGGCCCCAGTAGACGATGCCCGAACCTGCAGGGTCTGAACCATACATACCCTTGCCCCGTTCCCGATAATATTGCTTCTGATACGTCCAGGTTACTTGGCCCCATTCAACTTCATTCTGCACCAAGTGAACGAAGTCACTCGACATACGACTTCTCAGGGCTCCGGGGATATTGAAAGACCGCACCTGTTCCCAACGCTTGCGAGCCCGCTGTATCGCGGCCAGCCAGCTTCTTTTACCACCTGCTGTCGGATTGATTCGTATGCCAATCATCTCTGCAAGCTTTGCCTATCGCAATTAGGCTAATCAAGATTAGGGTTTGTGGCCCAAGTCCTCATATGTTTCTGCCACAAAACTCGCCATCGCGCAGCTAAAGGGTATCATGTTGAAGCGCAGAACTTGCTCGAAATCGGGCGAAAATGAGATGCCGGTATGCTCAAGATTTGCCACCCAATCAAGCCCCAAGCGATTGGAAGCCATCACATTCTCCACTATCTTGCTGATACCCTCGCGTATCTTCCTTGCCGGAATATCATAGGGGTCAATGGCAATGACGTAAAAGATGTTGCACCGGAACCTCAGGACGCGCTGTTGGCCCATTGTTTCACCCACTTCAGGCCATTCTTCAGGCGAAACCAGGCAAAGTGGCGTCCGGACACTGCCGGGGTCTTCAACCATGCGAAAGATATAATGATGCGGGTGACCCTCACGTTTGGTGGCTATGTCCACATGGAAGGGGGCACTGGCACTGCCTTCCCAGTCAACATAATAGAGGAAACGGTCAATCAGCACTGTGCCTGCTTCAGGCAGATAGACTTCACTCACTCTTCTTCATCCCCCGGCTTCCAGATTTTCTTCTCTTGGCGCTTCTGGATTTCGGCTTCGATTTCTTCCTCGAATTCTTCCATGACGTCCTTGAGGTCACTGCCCTTCTGGGCCTTCTGGCGCATGGTCTTCATCATCACTTCAATGAACTTGGGCATGGGGATGCCAAGCTTGCCAAGGTTTTCGAGAATGGAGGCAATCTCGCTAACGGCAATATAGTATGCAGCCCAAGAGGCTATCATGTAGTGGCTTCCAACCAGTCTGTCCATTGCGGCAGCCAAGCCAAAGGTCATCACATAGCCGATTAACCTCTTGGCCCCACGCTGGGCAAAGATGGTGCTCTTAAAGCTTCGCTGAATGATTGCAACTGCCGAACCAGTTGCCACATCTCCGAGAATCAACCACACAATCACGCGCCAGATGTTAACGATGTTCTCAGGTGCCTCGGTGAAATACAGCACAATCCCCCCGAACAGGAATGCAAGTATGCCCTTGGCAGCCGATGCTTTATAAGACGGAAACAAAGATTTCAGTGCGCTTGTGACGAGTTGTGATAGCATTGCGGGCCACCCGGCCTATCACTGGCCGATAACCTCCTTTTCAACTGTGCATTCGATGTGGTCATCTTCCCATGTTATCGGATTCTGCAAGACTTTTGGCGGTTCAATAACGCGCCATCTATCACCCGATGCATTATCAATTATAACATCACCGCGCCGAACATCAATACCGGGTTCAAGGAAAACTGTATCCCGCAACAGCTCAATACCGCCCCAGTTCTCCAAAGCCCTTACCGACCGGTCGGCAGGGGAAATGAGGGCTTTCACATCTGTGGCAACGGTCTCTTCGCCCCGATACTGTTCGTGGCGGGTATCTGACCACTTAGGTCGCTTGATAGTAACTCTATGAGGCAGGGGCATCATGTCTCTTCATGGCCGCCGCCACGGCTATCGCTACGGGCAGCCGCATAATTGTTTGCAATAGCCTGCCGGACTTCCTGTATACGCTGCTGGGCCCATTTAGCCATAACCACAGCAGGTTGGGCTGAAACCTGATAGGCCCCGGCACGCCAACCAGCCTGCGAAGTCATATTGAGCGCTTTCCGTTCAAGGGCCATTGCATAGACCAGTTCTTCAAACCAGATATCTTTCACTTCATCCAAATCACTCAATGTTTTGGCCGTGGCATAGAGAACCGGAACCTTGACACCATCTTCCGCAGGTGTGGGGATGAGGTAAATCTTGCCATCAACTACCTTCCAGCGGCCCCTGAAATAACTGTTAATACGGGCCAACTGGCTGAGATTTATCACCACATCCGCGTAATGGTCGGGGTCAAACTGCACGCCCAGCAGTGCCCGATAAAGGTCCTGTATGGCATACTGGCCGGTGGGATTCCAGAAGACTTCTACAACCCAGAGAGCATCGCTTGGAGGGTCATAGGCCTGCTGGTCGGCCACGGTGGTGATGCAGCTTGAAGTGGTGGTAAGCTTTACAGCAGGCCGGTAGTAACTATACCAGTTCAGGGCCGAAGTGATGAGGGTGCCCAGTTCGTCATCCGATATATCTGAAGTTGTTATACCTCTGGCCCGAATCCTCTCAATGATGGTGGCTTGGTCCATCTATCTCCGGAGCCGGATGGACTCAAGTATCGCCTTCTCGAAACGCTTGGCAGCTTCCCGATACGTCCAGTAGTTATAGCTTCGTCCGACTCCGGGCCTATTTTCGTATAAGAAGCGAAGCTTGTCAATGAAATCTGCTAAATCAGGTTCCGCATAATAGGCATGGTCGGCAGCCATGCCTCTGGTAGGCACCAGTCCGGCCACTTCAATACCCCAAATGCCATCGTTATCAATGTATTCCAGCATTCCACTCCATGCTGTAACTAAAGCAGGTGTGCCACAACGCGCCGCTTCAAGTGGTGGCATCCCAAAGCCCTCTCCCCGACTTGGCAGGGCAAACAGGTCGAGCGCCCAGTAAAAATCACGCATCTTCTCTTCGGGCCAGTCTTCATCTATCACAATGACACGAGGGTCGTCTATCGGCAGCAGCCATTTGGTATCTCTTGTCTTGATGAGCAACTTTACATCGCTTTGCGTGCCAAATGCTTCCCTGAAGGCCCGAACAAGCACATCAACACCTTTGCGATGAGACATCACGCCCGCCGTGCCAATCCAGTATCCTCGCCAGTCTTCATGGAAGCCCAGTTTCTGACGGTAATACCTCTTGTCGAGCTGTGTGGGCCTGAAGAACTCTGAGACACCAAGATGGACGACTCTGATTCTGGGATTGTATGCACCAAATACCTCGGCACAGTGCTGGGAAGGCACCCAAATCTCATCGGCTTGTTTAACATAAGTTCGCCATTGCCGAGGGATATCATCGGCCTCATACATCGTATAGATAACCCGATACTCCGTGCCCAGTGAGGGCAACAACGGCGGAATACCAAAAAGCAATCCCCAATGCCGCACATCAAATCGTATGCCACTCTGGGCAACAAGTTCGGGGTCGGCAGAAGGCTGAGGATTATTGTAGAGCGATAAAACTTCCACGGCCAAGCGCCGGGATTTCAGCAGGTGCTTGACAACGCCACAGAAGCAACGGCCATATCCGGTAAGGCCGGAGAAGGGCCCCCTAAGCCTCACGGGAATTTTCGCCATCTGCATTAGCACTCCTTGAGATGAATCGGTGCAAAATCGTTGCTGCCTCTAAATAGGCACAAAGTTTCTTGTACTGGCGAAGGCGTTCTTTGGCCTGGTCATCGAGATAAAGGATAACCGGCCTGCCGTGCTGGCGACAAGTCTCTTCATACAAATGGACAAGTTCAAGAAAATCTGCTCGCGGATTGTAGCCAAGGGCATAATTGCGCAGGGCACAACCACCATACGCTCCGACAGGCGGATGCTGCCATGCACAATGCCCATCAGCTCTCAAGAATGGACAAATGTAACCATTATGCAAAGACCATTTGTAGCGGCACAGGGGATATTCCTCTGTTTGCCAAGCAAGCCACCGGTAAAGCTCATTATAAAGATGAGGGTAGGCTCGCTTCCAATAGGCATGTTCGCTGTATCGGCCCTTGAAATGGAAAATCGGTTCCCGAACAATAAATAGGTCGCCGTCCTCTTCTGCGATGATGCCGAAGTGCCTTCTTTCCGTATCAAGGCCATAAGATTCTATTATCCTGCGACTGGGTGGCGTGGGAACCAGCAGATAGACCAAAGGGAAGACTTCGTTTGCGGCTTCGGCCTGGCTAATCAGTGTCTTATTCCACTTCAGCTTGGCCTGCACAGCATAGGCCCGTTGCTCATTGAAGACTACCCAATCTATGCGCGTTGTGGGATATATCACATGGCCGCCATAGGCTAAAGTCTGCGAGTAATAGCTGTCCTGGCCTATGGCAAACTCAGAAACTATCAGCCAACCCGAAAAGAGCCGAACCAGCTTGGGCCCCAAGTCAGCTTCCGATGTCGCCGAACTTGATGATACGCTCATAGCCCTCTTTCAAGCGCTCATCTCCTGTTAACTTACAGCAGTATCTGATTATCTCGATGAACTTGCCCTTCTTCGGAGGCAACACCAACGTATAGAGGCTAAGCACATGGTCAGGAATAGCATTCTGCTCAAAATAATTGATAACCTGCCCATCTTCAAAATCAATGTAGAAGAATGATGAACCATCAAGTGTCGAGGCGGAGTGCGGATACGGCGCAAAGTCAATTAGCAAATCATTTAGTCCTGCATTGCTGCAAAAGAATGTAAGAGCCATATGTAGTGCCGGGAAGGCAAGAACCAATTCATCATCAATTGCCTTATTATCCACATCGCAACTAAAGGCGATTGGCTCAAATGACGGGTGGGCAGGATGATGGGCCGATGCTGGGTCATTCGAATACGAGCTGGTGACCAGTGAAATCATTCGCTTGGCCAGCTTGGCCGATGTAACCGAAGACCAATTGTCAGGCCAGAACTTCCGGCCACAGGCTATCTTCACTATATCATTGGCAATTTCGATAAGGCGGGTTTCAGGAACCATCAGGCCAACCTCCCGTCTGCAGGTGTTGACATTAGAACTTCAAAGAGACATCGAATAGCCCGCTCAAACAATGGCTTGTTATCCTCACTGATGCGTTCGCGAAGGATGCCTAAGCTGTTCTCATGGCGATAATAAACACCGGGCCGCCCATGCACATAGAAAGTATACATCGCCTCAACCGGCCCATCATACGGGTCGAAAGTAAAGGCAAAGGATGCCGTTTCTATCCCGCCTTCAAAGGGATGATAATATAGCAGCACATGCAAAAGAATGTCTGGGAACCAAACCTTGACACAAGCTTCATCTCCTTCGCCCCAACCGTATGAGGCGTTGACGCTAACACGAACGGCGATTTCCTTCTTTGAGCAATGCCGCACCAGTGTGGGGATAAACTCGGCCATCATCGTGCAAAATCTGCGGGCCGGGGCACCATAGAACTCCAGCCCACAGACCACTGCCACGAGCTTCTGCACAACTATCTCTGGTTGAATCATTGGGCAAGCTCCTCCTCTGTTGTCTCTTCGCAAATGTGCCTAAGCTCCATATAAACCCGGCTATAGATTTGAGGCAAAATCTGCTGGATTAACTCGTTAATGCTCTTGGCAATCCTAAGATAAATCGTCGCAGCACGATTGACTTCGCCAAGCATTCTTGTCAGCAGACGTTTTGTTGCTTGTAGTTCTTCTCTGCGAGAACGAGGTTCATGAGCTTCAAAACAAGCGAGCTCATGCTCGATATTCGCTATTAAACCTTGGATGTAGTGACAAGTTTCGCGTGCGAAGGCTATAAATGCTTCAATGTCAAAGGGTGGTTCTCCGCAGGTGATATGCTTTGCCGTCCAATTTAACAGATCTGCCAAACTTCCGACATAATGTTCTAAGACATGTTTAGCAATCTGATTTCCACGAAGATGTTGTGCTTGCGCAGCAATAAGATTGCGGCATTCATCTACTTTTCGGACTATGTTGGGGTGCCTCGAATATATATAGTCGCAAACGGCGAGAGGTGCATCACGGGCTGCAGCGTCCCAAGCTGCTTCGGCAATCAATGAAGCACGTTCCTCTGCAGAAAAATGTGAAAAGAGCTCTTTGTCAACAGCGCTTATAGTTCTCAAAGGAAGCTGAATGCGTTTGCCACCCTCGAATGGGTCGTTTATGTTGATGAAGTCAATTGCTCCAATCTTAGCAGGCACGGCAAGTACAACCCCTTTATGTGGTCTTTACTTGATAGGTTGATAAATATCCTGTGCCTGTTTCCAGAGCAGTGAACTGACCTGCCAGAATTGGAAGGCCATGTCTTGATTGCCCTGTTTTGCCCAGCAGCAGGCCAGATAATACCAGACCAGAGCCTCATAACCTCGATGTACATACAGAGCGGCCAGAAACTCTTGATAGTCATTGCTTCGGTGGGCAGCTCGCCAAGCCTTTTCAACGCATTGCAAGCCTGCCCGAACGAACTCAAAAGCCTTGGCCAATTTAGCCGGTTCAGGCGGGGCTGTTATTATCCCATACAACTCAGTAGCAGGCTTGGCGCACATGTAATAGAACTCTTGCGCAGCACCCGTAGCAGGAACCTCGGCCCACAAGCATATCAATGATACAGCCAGCACAGCCATCGGGGACACTCCTTTCTCTCTGCCATCACTCGTAGTCTACCCATTTGCATGACAAAATAAACCGGGAGCCGTCATCCCGACGGCCCCCGGTCCGAGTTACGCTGTTAAGCTACTAGGCGCTGTCGAATGGCGGCGTGCCCGTGGTGCCGAACTGGACGTTCACGATGCCGTATGCGTTGCCGTTCAGCACCGCCATGGCCGCCCTGCTGGACACCGACCGCTTGCGGGTGTTCGTCTCGGCGTCAATCTCAGTCTGGCCGATGTAGAGCGGCACATATGGCGCATACACGGCACCCGCGTACTGCCAGCTCGGCGGCTTGAAGCCCACGAGGATGGTGTTGGGCTGGAACCACTGTGCCTGGTAGACCGTGAAGCCACGGATGACACCCAACCGGACCAGGCCCGTGCCGTAGTTGCGTTCGGGCTGGGCACCCTGCAGGGCGTCCACAGCAGCGAGGATGTTAATGCTGTTCGGATCGGCTACAATCCAGTTGCCTTCATGGTTGACCTTCGCACCAATCTTGGCCGACACCTTCTGGATGAACGCCACCAGCATCCGATACCATTCGAGGTCGGACGTGTAGCCGCTGGGCCGCTTGGTGCCATAGTTCTCGGAACCTGCCGTGGCATTGGCACGCAGCAGTTCAAGGAACTGGTAGTTGACCTCGCGGGCAATCTCATCGGAAGCCGCCTGCAGCAGTTCCTTCTCGGCGTCCAGATTATAGAGCGCCTTCATGTCCTGCACGAGCTGTTCGGTGACGTGGAAGTAGATGGCCTTCTCTTCGGCTTCAACGTCGGTGTAGCTGAACTGCAGCGTAATCTGGGATTTCGAATCGCCTTCCGTATGGTCGGCCCAAGTGCTGTCAAAGGACGAGCTGTCGGCCAAGTCACCACCGCCTGCCTTCTTGAACGCCAGATGGTAGACGCGACCCGTCGGGCCCTTCAGTGGCTGCACCGACGCAATCTCAAATGGTATCAGGTTCGGGAAGAACTGGCGGGTCAGCGGCAGAATCTGCGGCAGCGTCACACCAAGCGCCGTCGTTGTCGTGGCCGCTTCCATCACGCGGTGCTTCGTGCAGGCCTCCAGATATTCGGGGTAGTTCTCCTCATAGTTCGCAAGGACATCCTCGAAGACTTTGCGCGTACGGCCTTCGAGGCCTTCAAGCAGGGCGGCCTTGACTTCGGCCACCGTTTCAGGCCGTTCAGCGATTTCGCCCGTGGCCGGATGCACCCACAGGTCGCGATAGTGGCGCTTCCGGCGCTCCTCGGTGATGATGCCCACACCGGCATACTCAACCTTCTTCGCCAGAAGCACCTTCTCAACAAGCGGCTTGAATTCCTCGAAGACCTTGTCAACTTCTTCCTTCGAGGATGCCCGTTCGACGGCCTGCACGATAGGCGCACACACGTTCTCTTCAAGGTCTTTCAGTTCGGCCTCAATGCGCTGCCGCTTGTAGGCCGCCAGTTCCGCAGCCTTCAGGGCCGCGTCCACAACCTCAGTGGCCTTGGCAGCAACCTTCTCTTCAAGCTGCTTGGCGATTTCATCAACGTTTATCTGGGGCTCAGGCTGGGTAGCCTGTTCCTGAGCCTGCTCTTGAGCCTGTGCCTGTTCGGCCTGTTCAACAACCTTCTCTTCAGCCATCGCCTCACCGCCGGGGTCTCCACCCCGGCTCGCTTCTTGTATAGAGTTTTCAGTCTGGTGGTCTTCGTGCTCAAATTCAACTTTCAAAGTCTGAGTCTCTGCGGCACCTCGCAATACTATGTCAACTGCATCCCACACATAATTCTCTACAACTTCATAGCCCAAATCTTTGCCGTCTTTATCCTTGGCAGGCCGGAGTTCGCCATACCCACGCAGCGACCATTCTGTGTTAACGCCATGCTTCCACAATGTGACAACTTCCTTACCGGCCTGCGTGGGCACGACTTCGCCTTCAACAACAATGTTATTGCCCCTCAGGCCTGCCGCTGTAAATTTTACAGCAATGTCAAGGACTGAACCACTGCTGAACAAGCTTGGATGGTCAGCCAAACCGACAAACTTCCCTGCCTTGATAAGCTCGTTTACGCGAGGCAGGTTCCTGACGATTTCCTTCTTCGGATAGAGCCGATTGTTCTTGTTGACCTTATTGACTTGGCCGACGATGGCCTTAAACCGAACCCGGCCTTCATCGGCTTCCTGCAGCTCAAGAACCTGCCCCTCAAACGAGTCAATAAGCTCAACGCGATTGTCGGACTTGAATATCTGTGCCTTCTCTTCGGCCTCAGCGATAATAAGCCTGCGGAAGTCCTCAAACTCTTCGGGCACTTCAAGCTGCTGGGCCTGGATAGCTATGCTTTCGCACTCTTCGTAGGTGCCCGCTTTCAGCAATGCTTGGGCAAGAGATTGAAGGTCAGAAGGCACCCATGCATCCTTGGACTTTTTCTTGTATCCGTAATACTTGCCGAAATACGGGCACTTATATTCCTTGGCATACTTACAGTTCTTGGCTGCCTCAGGCGGCCCCTCGCCTTTCTTGGGCGGATAGCCGTAACCCTTGGCAGCCGCCGGGCATTTCTCAGGGTCGCCTGCATATGGGCACTTACCCTTCAGCTTGCCATAATCAGTCTTCTTGCCGTAATCTTTCTTGGCCGCTTCATCTGCTCCCTGCATCGGTGTACCACACTCCGGGCACTTGAATTGATTGCATGGCGTGCCCCGTTCATGTTTCATTTTATAACCACAATTGGGACAGACGCAATACTCCACGCCGCCATCGCCCTTCTTGGGCTTACCAGCCCCTTGGCCTGTCCCACACCGGCCATCGGCATCCTGTTCTTCTTTGCGCAGCAGCCTGTTTGTCATGGTATCCAACGCATCCACCTCATTATGCTTAATGCCTCGCTTGAGAAATTCTTTCACAACAAGCAAATGCCTGTCAAGTATCCCACGGCAAGTCATATGTTCACTTTTGTTCGCCATGTCACGTTCACACTTCAGGTTAACCCACCAGCTATGCAAACGCCGGTGAATGCTGCGCAGTTCTTCATCCGGCGCTTTGGCAACGTTTTGTGGTGTAATCTCAGCGTATTTCATGGCTTACAGCATATGTTCAATCAGCCTTTCGCAGGCCACTCTGGCAACCTTGAAGTCACGTTCGGTATCATAACCGAGTTCCCGAAGCGTCTTCTCAATTGCGGGCCAATGCCTTGCTACAAGCTCAGATGCTGCCTTTTTCTCGGCCTTTTGCCGCAGTTTCCTGAGAAGCAGTTTCTCAAAGAAACCCATTTTATGCTCGCCCCCTCGACCATTCGTATGCCATGCCAAGCAAGCCTACTGAGGCCATACCGGCCCAGAGCACAGCAGCCGTGTCACCATAAGTCAAAAGTATGACAACAAAAGCCACGCCGAACGTCAGCACGCTTAGCACCGCATAGGCAATATTGACGTATTTCATGTCCACCGGATAAGGCAAGCCTGCCTTGTGAAGCGCCACAAGCACCATGGCAAGCCATGCTGCTGCCACTATGCCATAAGCTATGACGCCCCAAACACCACAGACCTTCTCCGTTGTAGCCCAAACCGAACCGAGGGCCCACAGGAAAGCCCCGATGACGAGCGCCAAATAAATCTTAAGCCGCATTCCTTATCGCCTCCTCTGGCAACCTTCTGTTGCCAATTTTATGGCAAAAGCTTAGCTAAAGTCCACCCTTGGTTCGTCGAAGAAGGGTTCAACTTTGTCTTCCCAGTTGACGGGCAGCAGGTTCTTGAGCTTGGTCTTGGCAAGGGCTTCGCAGGCCAGTGGATTCCAGACTATCCAGCCATGTTCCTGCTTGGCCTTTTCTTCTTCCTTTTCTTTATTGTGCGTGAGGATGTAGGGCGTCTGATCTCTGGGCCGACGGCCAAGCCATGTCCACTGCCCCTGCAGGTTGACCTTCGTCCAGATATAACGGCCACTCAATTTCTTGTTCCTCTCGAATATCAAGAACACTTCATGGAAGTCGTGCTTCTGGACGCCAAGGATGGCCTGGCCTCTGTCCACGAGGTAGAAGACGGCAGCCGTGTTTTTCGTAGCCCCCACATCACCAGGCGGCGACCATTCATATTCGCCCCAGTCAACCAGCGTAAGCCAGCCATAGGGCTGGAAGTATTTGAGGGCAGCAGGCCATTGTTCGGCTCCCTCGATAAACTTCTCTTCGCCAAGTTCTTCTATATGCTTCGGATCGTCCATGAACTGTAATGCACTGCCCACCACAGCCTGCGTGATGCCCAGCAGAAATTCACGCTTGGGCGGGGCCTCGATGCGCAAATCGCCGTGACAATTACCGCGCTGCACTATACGCTTAAGGTCGGCCACTTCAATCTCGCCGGGGAATTTCTTGTCAAGAGCCTGATTGATGATACTGCTGACTTCGCCAGGTTTGGCAGCCCGAACCTTCTGCTTGAGCTCTTCCACAGGGATAGTCAACGTTGCCAGGCCAAATTCCTTCCAGACCTTCTCGGCCTCCTCGCCACCCTGCAAAAGTATCTTCTGCACACGCTTAACCGTATCGGGCATCATGATGCCCCGAACATGATGCTGATAGCAGAACTTGTTGGGCTCGTCGTCCTGTTCAACTTCCTGGCCGTCTATCTCAAACCAGAAGCGCGAAAGCACATCATCATCGCCGCCCTCGCCACCTTCATCATCCTTGCCTCTCTCCGGTGGGATTTCTTTGTCAATTACCTCTACAGCCTCGCCAACTGTTGCTTGTTCATCTGAATCAGCAGGAGCCGATTCAACTTCCTCGGCCTTCCTTGTGCCGTACTTAGCCAGCTTCTTAGCGAACTCCACAGAGTCGGGTTCTTTCTCTTCGGGTTGGATGTTCATCACTCGCGGCTTTTCCCAAGAGATGTGTTCCTTGCCATCATCACCTTCCCAGACATTTATATTGTCAACCATGACAGAGATGATTTCGCCAAGCTTGGCCGGACGTTCCATTTCCACAGCATAAGTTGAACCATATGCATATTCACCCTTCTCACGCCTCGGCCAACTAGGAGCCATCTCCCATTCATTTTCTGTTTCGAGGTCTTTGTCGGTGACTTTGCGCTCGGCTTCAATAGCTTGGTAGCCACCGGGTGCTTTCAAGGCACAGCGATACTGATACGTGTTGTCTTTTCCAGCAATTCTGCGGCGGCCTATGACTAAAGTGTGGATTTCTTTTCGAGTTTTGCACTTCGCCATGTAGACAGTGCCGCCGTCCAACTCGTAAGTCATCGTATCAAGCTTGCACACCATGCCCTCGCTGAACGAGAAAGAGGAGGCCCAATCCCAGTGTTTATAGAAGGTCTCCTTGCTATCGGCCACACGATTGGGGATGAGAATGAGTCGCTTCTTAACCTCTGCGCTGGCCTTGCTGAAAAGTTCCTTGAGGCGCTTAAACCGTTCTTGATAGGGCTGCTCGTGTATGTCTTCGCCGTCTACATAAACAAGGTCAAAGATGAACCAGCGAATGTCTTCATTGCTCAAATCTCGCTTACCGCCCCAGATAGCAGCCATGTCTTTGCGAGGAATGACCTTGCCATTCTTATACCAAACGATTTCGCCGTCAAAAACGATGCTATCTACGTCAGCGTCTTCGCACCATTGCTTCATCGCTTTAACAAGCTGACCGAGATACTGGCTGCGGTCACGGGCACGGTCTTCTGTGAAGATACGAACTTGCTCGCCGCCAGCCCAAACATGTCCCTCGCAGTGCGTACCATCGATCTTGGCTTGGCAGTAAATTTTATGGCCTTCTTCAATGAAGCGCTTGGCCCAGAATTCCCAAATCTCATCAATAGAGAAAAACTCACGGCCATGATAGGAAGCACCTGGCTTCAGTAGCTTGAAGAACTGCCCCGGCTTAATGGCCTGGGCTTCATATACGAACCAGAAGGGCCGCTGCAGGTCTATACGCTCATAGCGCCATTTGATGACATAGGTGCCTTCTTCAAGTTCAAGCAAATCATCAGGCGTCAGGATGATTTCATAGGGCACGACTCTCACCGGTTCGGGGTAGTCATATTTTTGCATCAGGGCAAGGCGATGCTGGAGAGGCATGTTCCAGGCCTGGGCGTCCTCATGGTAAAGAAGTTCACAAATCCAGAAGTTTTCCCCGTCCCATACGCCTTCCCAGACGGCAACCTGAGGTTCATCCATGCGCCAGAAGGCCAGGGCGAAGTTGCTTACCGAGAGGTCATCTTCTATCACTTCACCTTCGTTATTGAAGACAATGATTTTTTCGCCAATCTTGTGAATCTGGTAACGTTCACCACGGATAAGATGCTGGGCCACCACGGGGAATTTGAATGTCCCTACGCGACGCCATGGGCCAATTCTGACGAATTCCCCCGGCCTGACGACGCCATCGGGGTGGATAAGCTGCCTTTCAGGCCGCCGGATTAGCACAACATCATAAACAGGCACATAGTCTCCATGCGGGCCAGATTCATCATGCACCAGATGGATAGGAGCACCGAGAACCTGTTCAAGTTTGCCTGATACGGCGTCCAGCAGTTCCCAGGCCCCTTCACTGCGGACGAGAAGGTCTATATCGTGATAGTCTGTGCGTTTGACGGAAGAACCGATTTGAAGGACAGCCTGCTTGGCGACGGACACAGCCAGAGGAAATTTATGCCACAGGTCATCCGGCTGCTCGTCCAGTTCGTCAATACTTATGTGGCCCAAGTCAAAGATGTCCATGAGCAGCCGGGCAAGCTCATGCAACTCTTTATCCTGCTTCTCATGGGCTTCATCGTGTAGCTGCTGTATCCGCTCCAGCAGGCTCATATTCCTTCTCGCCCTCCTCTTCTTCATCGGGTTTGAGTTGCATTAAAGCGTAGTCTATCCACTTCTCCAGGCCTTCGGTGGAGATTTTGCCACCTGTGGCTTGGAGCCACCTTTCTAGGTCGTCACGGCTGAGATGGAGGGCAGACCGGCCAATCACTTCAGCGGGTATGCCAAGTTTGGCCCAGACCATAGCCACATTTGCACGGATGGCGTCAACCTGTGCCGACCGCTTGGTTGCTATCGGGCTGACCACGGGGAACATCACCTCATATTTGGCCTCCAGCGGATTGATGCCCTTCAGAAGAAGCTGAAGGTCGAATATCTGGCGAAGGCCGTGGGCATAAGCCATCTGCACATGACGGATAAGATACGCAAAGCTTTCCTGGGCTTCTTCGGAAGCCTTATCCACGAAGCTACGTTGCCCGACGCGCATGTTCAGGTATTCAAGCGGCACATTGAGGGCGCAAATCAGTCGCCTCAGGTCCAGATAAATGTCGTCAAGGTCGGTGAGATAGGGATTGTCTGCAGGTAGGTTCTCAACATCGCCATCAACAAACTTGCCGTCCGGCGTATAAAGTCGAGGCAGATAGTAATCCGTATCTACATTGGTAGGCGAACTCTGACCGACCATACGGAAGCCAGCAGAAGTGCTGTCGTAAGTAACCGTTGTGTCCACGTCCATTTGCTCACGATACGAGTCAATCTTCCGGCGGACTTCATCGTAGTTGAGCTGTATGGGCACGGGGATTTTATGCACGCGCTGAGGATAGGCACGAGTCAGACGGGCGATGGCGAGGCCGTCTTC